ATAGCGCAGCGAGTTGCGGACCATGTGGACGATACACAGTTGAACCTTGGTCTGCGGATACTCCACGGCAATGGCATCAGGGAAGCCCTTGAGACCATCCACACACGTGATCAGGATGTCTTCCAGGCCGCGGTTCTTCAGCTCGGTCAGGACCGACAGCCAGAACTTTGCTCCTTCGGTCTCAGCCAGCCACAGGCCCAACAGCTCCTTGTGCCCCTCCATATTGATGCCCAGTGCCAGATAGAGCGACTTGTTGATCACCCGCTGGTTCGCGCGGATCTTCAGCACAATGCAGTCCAGATAGACGATGGGATAGAGCGGATCCAGCGGCCGGTTTTGCCATTCGTGGACCTGCTCGATGACACGTTCGGTCACCTTCGATACCAGCCCCGCCGAGATGTCGGCGTCATACATCTCTTTGAACGCGTCCACGATATCCCGCGTGCTCAAGCCCTTGGCGTAGAGGGCGAGGATCTGGTCGTCCATCTGGGTCAGGCGTGACTGGCCCTTGCGGACAAACTGAGGCTCGAAGGAGGCGTTACGGTCACGAGGCGCCTGGATGGTGACCTCCCCGTGCTGCCCTTTTAGGCGCTTGGTGGAATAGCCATTACGATTGTTGCCGGTCCCGCGGCCTTGTGGGGCGTGTTTCTGGTAGCCCAGATGCTCGTCCATCTCGGCATTAAGCGCGGTCTCGACGGTGAGCTTGATCAGCTGTTGGGTGAGGGTGCCGAGATCTTTTTCAGACTTGATGTCTTTTGCCAGCTCAGCGGCGAGTGCTTTGAGTTTGTCTTGGTCCATTTGCTTACCCACGAAGGTATCCTTTTGAAAAAGTTACTTATTCGTGGGCGGTTACACAATTGGATTTACAGGCTCAGATCTGTACACCTAACGCTTGCGAGCGAAGTGTTACTGCTGAGTGCGATAGTTATGTTTCATCCGCTCCAACATACAATTTACTAGCATATGACTCGTCATCGAATCTTTTAATGTTTTGTAATATCTTAACTAGTGCATGACTTGTTTTCTCATTCTTTGAAGCGATAGAGTTCATAAAGTATGAGATGCGAACCCATGATTTAAAATGATCATTAGTCAAATCTGAAGCCACTGGAATCAAATTATTAAATATCTCTTTCTCATTTTCGCAATATTTTTGGACCTTGAGAACCACTTCTTCATTAATGCCATTTTGTTCAATGTTTAAAATTAAATTTTTAATAGCATCTTGGTTTTGCGTGTGATCCTTTCCGTAAAAATTACCTGGATTACATGATGGAGGAAAACCACTGAAATTGTGCTTCAAGAAAAATATTAAAAACTCACGAAGCCGTCTTTCAATCTTTATACTTTTTTGCTTCTCTTCGTTCTTCTGCCACACATCGATAACAAATATTATTATCAAAAGCTCAATGCAGACTCCCATCATTTCAGGTAGTAAATTACCAACCAGAAAGCCATCTTCAGATTTAAAAAAAGCCACCAGAGACAAGACAACAAGAGTTGCGATGAGGGCACATATGAAATTAGTTCTTGTCATTTATATTGTTATCCTATTGCCCTATAAAATTACTTTTGTAAAAGACTTGGTTGTTCCAAATGGTGGGTATATTGACATAGATTCTCTCACCTCATATTTGGCTACCAATTCACCAGATGAATCAACTTCGTCATAGTAGTATATGTCAGTATCCCTGCCTTTCCTCTGCTCCCATTTGGTTCCTGTTGCGACCAAGTTGTTGCCATCACTTATACCAATTAAATTTTTATGTTCGATACTCATAGTTATCTCCGTAAACATAACATTTGGTTAAGGGGCGGGCTTCGTCCCGTCCTAGTGAGCGAAGCGAACTGTCTGAACCGCTTTTTAGCGGTTTACCGATTGGACGGTTGTTGTTGCGCGGCTTGTTCAAGTTTTTCTGGCTGAGGATTTCCATGCTCAACCCAATCAAATGAAAAAACTCTCATTTGATCTTTCGCAAATTCTGTTGCTTTAGCCCCTGTAAAGCCTGAGCCAGGAAGACCTGATTCTTGCTGGACAACCAGGATGGTCAATGGTGGAAGTTTTTCAATTAGGCAGTATGACTGTATTGGCTCAAGCAATTTTCCTAAGCCTGCTGCTGGAACACCAACCAGCTTTGATAGGATTCCGTAGGTTAATGATTGCCTTCCTTTTGCCGCTAGTGCCAATACTGCCCAGATTTGGCTTGCTCTTTCAGACCGCGTCATATGATTTCCTTAAACTGCTAACAGTGATTAGATAGAAGGCGGTACTAACATGTTAGTGGTGCCTTCCATCTAACTCCGCTCCGGCCTGATATAGGGCATCCACAATTATATTTTAAATCAATCTATTACCTACTGGCCTCTGAAGCTGAACGTGTTCTCTTGACTTCCTCTTTTTGCTCCAGCATTACGGCTGTGTATAACAACAGTAATACGGCAAACGCATTAGCTACCGCCCCTAGGTTACAGCCCACAGAATGCTGCTTTTGACCTGTGATCTGGCGGTTGAGAACGTCGCCATCGGTAGGCCCTGTTTGAGGTATAGGAACCAGTTGAGGAGCATACCAATCGGCACTCATAAAGTTGAGCGATTTCTTGGCCAAGTCTGTGATATCGGACTTGTTTTTGACATAAATCAGAAAGCAATCAATAAGGTATAAGTTATCAATTCCGGCTGAGGATACAGTTCAGCTTCTTTCGTTTGCAGCTAAGGTATAGGCGAACGTAAAAAGTGCCAACGTTGAGTTAGTGTTTTTTATTGCTCTAGCAGAATGGCCAATTATATTTGGTTAATCTTTACACTGGCTAAGCATATAATTGACTACAGTTTTCGTACCGCCTGTTTTAAATACCATGTCATTAAATGTTAAACTTCCAGTAGTTGCAGCATCCAATATGAATTTTGTATCATTTTTATTCTGAGGTCTAAAGATTATTGATGACCCATAACCTTGAGCAGCAAAGCTGATTGTTCGTCCATTCACTTTGGATTCAAATACAGTGTCGATATGCTCTTGAGATATATCCTTCAAACTATGAGAAATAAAAGAAACTTGTATGCCACCACCATATGGTATTGCCGGTGAAAAGGAGTAAGAGAATTCACCATTAATAACGTCTTTAGACCAAGCTATACAGTTACTTGTTGCAGTACTATAGTCAGTTGCAGCATGAACGTAAGAGCCAATTAATAGTGTTGAAATAATGCAGGCTTTGTAAAGCATAAGATACCGTATTAAATTCCAATGGGTGCTAGAGAGTAACCAATATATTTATGGGATCATGTTTAACGCTTCTTTGCGATAGAACAGCATTCATTAATAAATATGTTTGATCGCAATACTTACCATTTACTATGAATTCGCTGAACAAATTGGGTTTACAGTGTATATTGTCTGCTCTGGAGCCATTGCACCACCGGTAGCGAAGTCAATTGGAATAGAGAAGATCCCAAAATCAATAAAGATACCTAGCAAACTTGTTCCATCAAATTTCCAATCAGTGTGAGAAACACCGGTTGAGCAATTCGGTGCTTTTGCTTCTAGAATCGTTTTATTACCGCGTTTCTGTGAAAACATAACAGTATCTTTACCCATGCTCATTCCATCAACATACAAGGTGGCATCAGGGTTTGCTGAGCGGACTGTGATATTGTCACTGGTACCATTAATGATACCAGCGCAGCCTGATAGACCGACGCAAGAAATCAGTCCCAAAGCTATCGCAGATTCTTTCATTTTTTCTCACTTAAATATAATTGGCAACGTGTGGATTCGTTCGGTAACCAGAATAGCAATTTATTGTTTATGATATCAATAGATAATTTGTCTTTGTTTAGTAAAATGTTAGAACAAAAGGAGGGGTATTCAATCACCGATTAAGCTCCGGTTCAGCTTCGTGAAATATTAAGAGTGAATATGTACTGTTCGTGATGAGATTAGAGTTTTATTAACAAGGAGGATTTGATTTTATCATTTGGTATTTAATAAATGGCTATCGAAGTTAATCGCAATATAGCTTGCAGAAGCCGATTTTTTCACCAAGAAAGAGTTAATAGCTTCAACACCGGGTTGTCGCTTCTTATTCCGTCATATCTCCTTCACTCCCGTAGCTAAACCGGGTGGCTAGGTTTCACCGGAAGAGATAACGGATGATATGCTCAGAAAATTTGGGGTTAGTAATAGCCCCGCAGCACTTCGAACATAGCTGCATTTTTGATTGACATTCCGCGTATTGAACAGGATGTAAAGATGACTTATATGGGTCTGAACGTTGAGCAAAATGAGACGTTAGTCCGAAGGGGATCACAGATTTTGTGGGGGGAAGCAGGGAAGGGAGGAGAACAGCAGTGTGCTCTCCGGCCGGCGGAAGTGCGGGCTGGAATCCTCAAGGCTGCGCCTGTTGTCACGGTATCTCAGTATGGATCCCGCGTATCGATGAGTGCCTGTGAAATGATGGCAGAAGCGTGGGATCGATCATCACAGGCCGATGCTGTGGCTAGGGAGCTGCAGCAGGTGCTGGCTGAGAGGGCTCGTCAGGGAGTGAGTATTACTTGGGGGAGAAGACACCGGTCTGGGGCCGGTGCCCACTGATTACTGGCGTTGTTGCCCAAATCGATGCAGCTTGAATGGAACTAACTGAGGACTCGGTGATCTGATCACCACCATCCTCTTCAAGTCTGCATCATGAGCACGTCGCTTCACCCCATCACCAACTGGCCTCAATACAACCAGTCTTTGATTAACCGTGGTTCCCTCACCTTCTGGGTTGATTCCGAGGCCATGAACAACTGGTTCCACCACGACCATCACGGACGGCGAGGCCGCTGCCAGCTCTACACAGACCAGACCATCTCTACCTTCCTGATGCTCAAGGGGATTTTCAGCCTCACGCTTCGCGCAACTCAGGGGCTACTCGACTCCCTGTTCGAGTTGATGAATGTGCCGCTGTGCGCACCGGACTATAGCTGCGTAAGCAAGCGGGCCCGCACGGTGACGGTGGCCTATCGACAGCCCGCCAAGGGACGTATCACCGACCTGGTTATCGACTCGACTGGCCTCAAGGTGTTTGGTGAAGGCGAGTGGAAGGTCAGAAAACACGGTGCCGAAAGACGGCGAGTGTGGCGCAAGCTGCATCTGGCGGTGGACCCAGCAACCCACGATATCGTGGCAGCAGAAGTGTCATTGGAGAATGTCCATGATGCCGAGGTGCTGCCAACCTTACTCAATCCACTGCGGCGCAAGCTGGGCCGTGTTTATGCGGATGGCGCCTACGACAACAAAGCCAGCCATCAGCTTATCTCGCGCAAAGGGGCAACAGCCTGTATCCCGCCTCGCAAGAACGCGGGACTCTGGAAAAAGGGGCACCCAAGAAATGAGGCCGTGCTGGTGATGCGCAAGGAAGGGCTGGCGCACTGGAAGAAGATATCGGGGTATCACCGTCGCTCGCTGGCAGAGACGGCGATGTATCGGTTCAAGCAGTTAATGATGGGCAAAATCAGTCTGCGGACCTACAACGGTCAGGTAGGGGAAGTAATGGCGTATGTTGGTGCAATCAACAAACTGAACACACTTGGTCTGCCTGTCAGAAAGTCCCGAGTGTAACGGTCACCTGGGGCTGGGGAAATCATGACTTGCTGTCTGATTTCGGCAACAACGCCCTGATTACTAAATCTGTACATTTTGTACCGCAGTGTGGCGGCACCAGTTTTTATGTATCCTTACATGCTTGCCAGCAAGCAGTTTTCTGACTCCATATTTTTATGTGCTTATTGTACTAGTTTTTCTAACTGCCTCATTTGGTGAGCATACTTCTTGTATTCTGAATATGCTTTCATGATAGTATCAGATTTAATTGAAGCAGAAGCACGCTCAACATATGTATCACCATATATTGATTCATAAGTAATAATAACACTTATCTCATCCCCGCCGACCAGCCCAATCATTTCTGGTATACACCTATCTCTCTTGTCACTATTAGTTATGGAAAGTAATGGAGTCTCATCATCCACTTTTACGGTCGAGTTTTCTTTTGGCCAACCTGTAGCGAAACAATCAGCTTTTAAGTCTGCAGCACCTAGTACTAAGTCCCATTGATCAGACTCAAATCCTGATGCACTATAATTTCCAGTTCTAACTTCAAATCCTTTTATAATGGCCGGGCCAAAGCCCACATTAGATAAATATAACCCATTAAGTTTACCATCACCTTCGGCCATTGGTGTAAGTTGAAGAATTGGCCTTACACTCAACCTATTATGTTCTTTTGTTATATTATTTTGCTGCCATGAGAAGATAACCGTCAAGATAGATGTAACTAATGCAATTGTTGAAGCTATATTACTATACAAGTTTTTACTTTGATTTTCGTTTCGAGATGAAGAATCCATTTTTTCATTAACCCTGTATTGATGAAAATATGTATATTATTTAATAGGTCTCAAAAAGATAGTCTTTTCAATTGGTTTTAATATGCAACTATCCATTTGGGGGGGCGACTAAAATTAATAATGCACTGAGTGCTAATGATTGACGCCCAAGCTTTCATTGGATGAGTTTATACGTGCATTGGGATTAACCACCCCAAAATATCCTGGTCATCAATCAGGGTGAGTGGAAGAGTAATAGTCCAAAGAACATCCAAAAATAAATCTACAGCGAAGTTATCGCGCTGAACTAGGAGAGGGTCACGGCTCTCAAGGTTTGCTATGGAGTAGCATTGAGCGGGGAGAAGTACCCGCTCATGATTAGAGGTGTCAGGCAGACGCGATGCACTCGGCTTTGAAAATCTCATCACGATGATAGGCGAGGAACTCAGTCTGTTTGTGGTCGAACGAGCCGACGTTCTTGGGCAGCACAATACCCCACTGCTGCAGGATATGCTCGATGCAGGGCTCTGCACAAAGCAGGTCGCCGGCGTCAGTGAAGGTAATCCAGCCACGGTCGAACAGCTTGTCGATGTGGGGGGAGAGCAGAAGGCCGTTGTTCCCATCCAGACGTTCAGCGTTATCGCACTCACTCCATGGCTTGATGTGGCTGGCAATCAGCAGGGCCTTGTTGGTGACGCCGGTGACCCGGCAGGCGGGCTCTAACTGCTCGAGCCGACTACGGAAGAGGCCCTGGCCACGGCGGGATTTGACGAGTTGTAGCTTCTCTGTGCTCTCAAGGGCCGAGGCCTTGATGTCCGCCTCAATGGCATCGCCTTCGAGTTCGGCCTGGTGTTGCTCGACAGCGTCAGTAAAGAACGGGTTCACGCGGTTGGCCAATGAAAGCACCAGGTTGCCGAGCTCGTCGCTGATGCCCGCAAGGTAACAGCCCTGGTTACCGTTCAGGTTGGGCTGTAATGGTGAGTTCTTCGAGGGGAGCAGGGGAGCTATCAACTCCAGGTGGTCCTTCGGTCGGATTGGCTTTGCGAGCACCTCCCAGTCGATGAGAACCTCCCAACCAGCATCAGACCAAGCATCGCCGGCGCTACCAAACTCAGAGGGTTTGGATTGCTCACTGCAAGGTGCTGAAACCAGACCAATGGCTTTGATAAGCCCGCTGGCGTAAGAGATGACAATGTCTCCCGGCCGGGTCAGCGTGAGGTTGATATAGGTCTGATTCTTTGAGCCGTTGCGGTTCGCCTTGGGCGACCAGATGTAGCCGCCCCCTACTTCTGCACCGTACGTTTGCTTATGGTTTACCCACCAGAATGCCATCGTTTATCCTTGTATCAGACAGTTGCTTCATTTTCTTTATTAAGTTCGTTTGGCTTAGTCAAATCAGGCATGGCATCTTTAAGGTTAAGAATAAGACGGTATTCAGTGCTGAACTGGTCTCTTGTTTTATAATTGTTGATTTTATGGATGAGGTTGTTAGAGAAAGTAGATTTATCACTAATCAACCATCCCATAAAGAGGTCATAACAGTTTTCTTTGAGGCCAGGTTTTCCTGATATTATAATCTTGATGATTTCTAGTGTGTCATTGAGCAAATACATGTTGATGTTTTCCTTGCTATTCCCCTGTTCCTTAAATTTCGACATAAGTTTATTTACATCCGGCTTTGTAATATATCTTGGATTTATGGTTCCTTCGAGGCTCCTATAAAATAGTAGAAGTGTTCTTAATGAGAGGTCTAAGTAGTGGTTCATTATGTCACTTATTATTTCTTGAGCGAAGAAATGGTTCTTTGTACGTAAACCTTTTAGTTTTCCTATCATGTATGCACTGGTAATTTTCTCATTCTTAATTACATTGCTGTTTATCATAAAGGCTTTTATTAGAACAAGGCTAGGAATCAAAGAGTTTATCGGATATAACGCTTTGTAATCATAAATAAATCTGTCATAGTCTTTATAGTAAATCAGTTCATCTGTTAGCGTGTATATCTTATCTGCTAGAGTGGACATCTCATTTGATGAACAGCTTATCCTGCAAAGAGAATTAAGTTCAAGAAGACCGCGAAAATATGACTGCTCACTATCTCTTTGTTTATCATTTATTCTGCTTCGGGATGAAATTAATTGGAGTCGCTTTGGGAAATCATACTTACAACTTTGTAGTCTATTCTGTGGTTTCGCGTATTCATTTTGGGTGTCAAAGAAATAGTTAACAATTGCCTCTGATGACTTTGGATTGATTAGATTGTCTTCTAGTTTATTATTTCTTTCCACAAGTTTGGCAAAACTAACTTCATGTGAGGTATTATTTAGTAGTGATGTTATTAAATTCGGTTCGTAATGCATTAGTGTGGTAATCGCAAAAAGGTCTAATATATCACAATATCCATGCAATGAATTAACCCAATCCAGTTCAACCTGCCTCAATATTACTTTCAATTCTCTAGGGTTATTTAGGTAGCTTACCAGTGCATCCCGAGCGGATACAATACTGCCTTGAGAATTATTTGTGGAGAAAAAGTGACTTACATGACCTATATAGGTTAATCTCTTCTTCTGAAGAGTGCTATATAGGGCTTTTTTGATTGAATCTAGTGCATAGCTTCGATCAAGACTGACATACTCCTTATACCTACAAATTCGATTTATTATATTAGGGTTATTTAGCGTTTCTCCAACACTAAGTATGAATCGAAAGTTACCATTGTCATTTAGCCGATCTATCAGAGGAGCTATGCTATTTAGCATGACCTCCGCATCTTTATTTCTATCCAAATCTTCAAGTATGATTATTACTTTAAGGTTAAGCTTTTCTAATAAGTCATCAATCTCAGTTAGTTGCGAGCTTGGGGACGAGTGATTGTCAAACAATGGTAATATATCTAACCATAGGCTTTGTGCTCCCTTCAATGAGCTAATGTATTTTGATGGAAGGCCACTTAAACTTGTAGTTGATGTAACTTGACCTAGCGAATCGATAATTCTTTCAATTAGGTGCTTTTGTATCTGATCTTCAGAGCTATATGTTCCCCAACTGTTTATTCTACATTGAATGAAATTGTGATATGTCATCTGGACTTCAGATAAGGTCATATTGATGATAGATGACTTGCCAATTCCAAATGGACCTATTATTGCAATGCCTCTGGTGTCTGTGATGTTATTTGATGTAATGATATCAAATAACCGTTTAACAAGTTCCACTCTATTTAATCTATCTTGACTCAAGGTTAAAATTGCTGTTTCTTGTTGATGCCAAGTATCCATGTCATAGGATTCATTGTCTTCTGGCAATGGCGGTTTATCTGCGAGGCTGTATCTGATGGATTTAATAAACTGAGGAGTCTTTAGCCCAATAAAATAGAAGGCTATTTCAATAGACAAGTAATCTTTGAACACTATGTCGTTAGTGCAATAAATTATTGCAAAAAACACTATGATTGATAGCCTTAGCGGTGGGTTGATTATGACTTGTTTCAACTTTAGTTTTAAATCAAAAACACCGACTAAACTAATGCCATCTTCGTTTTCTAGTTTGTAGTTTCTTTCATTGTGAAATGTGTGATGGTAATTATAATCACCTGAGTTTATTAAGATGGATTTAGTTAATATTCCGGAGAGGAAGTAGATGAAAATAATAAGGTAGGCTTGAGTGGAACTGTATATGCTAATCCAGTTGGCAATGAAACCTTTTACAGCTTCCATTTCCGAAGCCATAGAGAATATCAGCCATGAAAGAAATGCGTAAACTGTAATATCAAAGTATCTATGAATTGTTTTGGTCATTTTTCCGCAATAGCTCCTCGATTAAGCTTCCAGCTTAAACTCAACATTCTTGAACCTCTCTACAAGTTTTATCACCTTGTAATCGCATTGATATACTAACTCAATTGGGGCTTCATGTTAATGAGCTATCTCAATGAAAAGGCTCTAATTCGAGAGGTTGCTATGTCGCGGGATACAATCTTGAAAACTCAGTAGTTGCTGGTGCGTGACATAAATTATCGATAGTGGGTACCATAGTCAGAGCCGGACCTAGACCACCCGGCTGTGTATGACCAAAAGGACCCAGACCATGACCAAACCACATACCCAAGATCTATCCGCAGCACGCCCACGCGGCTGTGCCAGTGTATCCAGCAGCCTGCGCAATTTTAACTTGGCTGATTTGATTGAAGTATTTCCTTTCAACCCCGTGCTAGTCGAGCCGTCCCTGGTGTTGCTCGGGGAGGGCGTAGCTTGAGCGCCTATCCCAAGTATTTCCTCCGCAGTCCTGAAATCCGATCCCGCGCTTGCCAGTTGGTTGCTGGCCTGCCGGTTGACCAGGACAAGCCGCTGGTCATCGAAATCAAGGAGATGATCCGGAGCCTAGCCCAGAACGCCATGTTATGGGCAGTACTGACCGACATCGCCGAACAGGTGAACTGGCACGGCCGCAAGCTCGCCAAGGAGGAATGGAAGCACGTTCTCAGCGCGGCGCTGTACCAGCAGGACGTGGTACCGAATATCGACGGTACCGGCTTTGTTGTGTTGGGTAAGTCCACTTCCAAGATGACCGTGCGCGAGATGCGCGACCTCATTGAGATGGCCCAAGCCTTCGGCGCCCAGCAGGACGTGCAGTTCGGTGATGAATCCCGCCGCGGCTTCGACTGGGTGGCCACCTACGGGAGGGCTGCATGATCCACCTTTCCGCCCTCGATGCTGCCCGGCTGCTGGGTAACAGCCCGAAGGTCAGGAGCGTAGCTAATCAGGTGCGCAAGGCTCAACAAGTCACCAGCCTGCACGACAAGGTGCAGGCCCAGCTTGTCGGTTTCCCAGACCCCGTCACCGAGCTGCTGTTCCACCCCAAGCGCAAGTGGCGGTTCGACTATGCCTGGGAAGAGCAGATGATCGCCGTCGAGATCCACGGCGGGATCCACTCCGGTGGCCGGCATACCCGGGGGAGGGGGTTCGTGGAGGACCGGGCCAAGATGAACGAGGCCGCCCTGCTTGGGTGGACTGTATTGGAGATTACCCCCGAACACATCAAGACCAGCCAGCTGCGCGCCTGGCTGCTGAAGGCATTTGAACAGACCAATAACCAACCAGGGACCCGACCATGAACTTGACCACCACAACTAACACCTCTCTGACCATGACTAGCATCGAGATTGCTGAGCTCGTGGGGAAACGTCATGACAATGTCATGCGCGACATCCGGGCTATGTTGCTTGAGCTTTACGGCGCTGGGGGTGACCTCAGATTTGAGGAGACCCACCAGAACAAACAAAATGGCCAGGACTACCCATGCTTCCACTTACCCAAGCGTGAGTGCTTGATCCTGGTATCGGGTTATAGCATCGAGCTGAGGGCTCGCATCATTGACCGCTGGCAGGAGCTGGAAGCGCAGCTTGTTCCATTACTGCCACGAACCTATGCCGAAGCGTTGCTTGAAGCCGGTCGTTTGGCCATGGAGCTTGAACAAGCCCAAGAGCAGATCGCCATCCAAACACCTAAGGCCGATTTTGCCGATCGTGTGGCCGGTGCCGACAAGGGCGTTCTTCTCGGTAATTTCGCCAAAACAGTGGGGATTGGGCCCAAGAAGATATTCACCATTCTGCACGAGATGCGGATCCTGATGAAGGGAGGTAATCGCCACAACCTGCCTTTCCAACAATTTCTCGACCTGGGTTACTTCGAGGTCCTCGAGAAGCCCTACGAGATCAATGGCGAGACTCGTCTTGCCTTCTCTCCCACCATCACCGGTAAAGGTCAGCAATGGTTGACCCACAAGCTTCTCGCTGCCGGCCATCTGCAAGCCCATGCTGCCTAACCCTCCCGAGGAGGACTGAATATGAGTAAGTCATTGGAAATGGCACTACGCCTTTTCTCACCGAAGGGAGCGCTCCATGAGCCATCCTCCGGCAATTTCAACGCACTGGGACGTGATGACTTGATCGGTGCACTGCAGGTTGCCGCCAAGAACAATCCTCAGGGGTATCAGTATCTGATGGCTGATCACCTGCTGGACACTGAGGCCACTCAGGGGTTGCTGGCTCATTTCAGCGAGACCCTGGGTTGTAGCGAGGCCGGTGGCATGGCTATGGCTATCTTATTACGCCGCCCGCAGTCAGAGCGGCTGGAGCGACTGGTGTTGTCTCACCCGCACTATGACAAGGAGCGCCGCCGGGCTGCGGTGGTGATGGAGAAGGCCAAGCGGGCGCACCGTGCCAGCAACAATCACGAGTACCAGCGCCTGTTGGCTGAGCGTAACGTGATCCTGTCTCTCGCGCGTGAACACTGTGTGGCTGAGATGATGCGATCAGGGCGTTGCCCGCACTGTAATGGTACCGGCATGCGGCCACGGCTCGGCGACGAATGCCCGAAGTGTCACGGTACCGGGCGAGTTGAACCAGATACTGAGTTGGTGTCTCGCCGGTTCGGCGTGCAGATGTGGCAGGCTGTAGAGCATGCAGTGGAAGAGGTGATTCATCAGGCGTCAGACTTGGTTCGAGTCATGGACCGGCAGGTGCGGGAGATGCGGGCGGCGTAGGAAATCATCATACACCATGCAAAATGGCTCTCTGCTAAAAACAAAATTTCATAGCAATGGAGTGTGACTTAAATGATTGAATGCATTGTCTTTATGTGCTTTTTTGAACGTTAAAATAGCACAAATTGTGATATATTTATATTGACGACCAAGCCATCATTGGCCATGATTCCGAGTAAACCATTTACTCACGAATCGTGAGTGAAAGGTGCAAAAAAGGGCCCTAAGGCCCTTGGATTTTGGTAATTATATCCTCTAGATGCTTATAAGCATTTAAAGCAAGCCTGACAAGTTGGACGAACGCGTTGGCTAGCTTGAGGAGCGATTCAGCTGAGTGAGCTATTGCAAGTAGCTTATCAGCTAGCTTCGAAGACCCTGCAGTTGCAAGCTGTGGGGTCTTTGTCTTTTCGGCACGTGCCGAGTCTTTCCGCCCCTTCGGACGTCTTGGTGGCGCCATATAGTGTCTCCCTATTCGGCGGTTGATAAAGTCTTTTGTCTAAATTCATATTCACCTCGCTCGCTGTTTGGTGTGGTTGGTGCCTTATGGTCAATCGCTGCATTTTCCGATCATTCGTCAGCAGGGACAAGGCATGATTATCAACTAGGAAAGGGCATACTGAATTGATTGCTCGAAGCTACCAGTAAACAGTTAGCAACGCCAAACTCATCAGAGCTTTTTGGGCCGTTCCTGAGTCTGTTTGAGCAGTATTTGTCCAGCGAACTCCTCTTAGGTCAAGTAAAGCTGCCATCATCACGCTGCCTGCAAGTCACGATTCGTAGGCATGTCCTCATTCTGCTTTCTTCTACGGTGTGCACTTCCTCTATTGCATCACCAAAATCATTTTCTGCTACCCATACAGATTGCTGTTACGCAATTCATAAAGCGAGTTACTCCGGGTGTGCAGGGCTACTACACACCGACTAGATTGAAAGTTGTGGGCAATGGAGGGACTCAATGGGCAGCAGACTCAAGGGGCATGCCTTGATGGTGGCGGGGTGGGGATTACTTCATGGCGACTTCTTCGATCTGCATTCAATCTCCGGTCTGATTGGGGTGTCGGACGCGGTAGCTGGCGACGTGTTGGTCTACCTGCGTCGTCTTAGCTACGTGGAGACAGTTGCAGAGACAAGGAGCTGCAAGCGTGAGCCTGGGAAGCGAAGCCCCCGTCGGGTTTTCATCAAGGTGATAGCCATCCATCCAGAGCCTCCGCCGAGAGCAGTAAAGGTGCCCTCTGACCCTAAGTGGGAGCCAGTCCAGCAGCAGCTGGCCAGGTTGGTTAAGATTATGCCTTCGCCGCGGGGAGCTCGCTGATGCTCGTTGTGTAGCGTGGGCTGAGTTGCTCCCGCTTCATCATCCACTCCCTGTTGTCACGGCCTCTTGCGGCAAAGTAGACCTTCCCCATTCGCCCCTGATTAATCCTGTCGATCACCTGCATGAGAGCATCGCTTCGGGGATCCTGCTGTTCGTTGATGAATAGGTCCCCCTGCTGGATGCCGGTAGGGGTGAAGTCGGAAAGCATGACACCGCCTTTCTGGTAGTGCTGATCTTCAACCCAGATCCGAGATAGAAGGGGGGCGATCAGAGATAGCAGGGCTCGGGTGTCATTGGTGGGAACCGCCAGCTTGGTGCTGATCTGGTTGCCGTAATAGGGAGCCTTGTTACTGAACGGGCTGGTGCGGATGAATAGGGTCACATGGCGGCAGCACATTCCCTCAGCCCTGAGCTTTTCGGCGGCTCGCTCCATGTAGCCGGCCAGGGCTTGATGCATGGGCTCCATGGTGGTGATCCGCTCGCCAAAGGAGCGGGAGCAGATGATCTGCTGCTTGGCCTGGGCCTCTTGCTCCAGCTCGGCGCAGGGGATCCCCCGCAGCTCCTGCACCGTTCGCTCAACGACGACCCCGTACTGGCGCCGTAGGCTCTTGGGATCTGCTGCAACCAGCTCGGCAACAGTCTTGATGCCCTGCTCGTTGAGTTTTGCCGACAGTCGCCGGCCGATGCCCCATATCTCATCCACTGGGGTAATGGCCATCAGCTTGGTGCGCCGTCCCTCGTCACGCAGATCTACCACACCGCCAGTGGCGGGCCATTTCTTGGCTGCGTAGTTGGCGAGCTTGGCCAGGGTCTTGGTTGGGCCAATACCGACACCCACCACAAGCCCAGTCCACTGCTGCACCCGCTCGCGAACTTGGCGGCCATACTCCACCAGGTCGCCAGCCCAGCTCTCGCTCAGCTCGATGAACGCTTCGTCGATGCTGTAGACCTCCACCGCTGGTGCCATCCCCTCCAGAATCGTCATCACCCTCTGCGACATGTCGCCGTAGAGGGTGTAGTTGCTGGAGAACCAGATCCCGCCCATGGCCTCGAAGAACTGGCGGATCTGGAAGTACGGCACCCCCATCTTGACGCCGAGCGCCTTTGCCTCAGCTGAACGGGCCACCACGCAGCCATCATTGTTGGAGAGCACCACGATGGGCCACCCCTTCAAATCAGGACGAAACAGCCGCTCGCAACTGGCGTAGAAGTTGTTCACATCGACCAGCGCCACAGCGCAGCTTTTGTTCATGGGGCTGGCATTCTGTGGATGACGAAGGTAACCACGCCGAAAATCTCCAGGTTCTGCCCATCACAGAAGTGAATAGGGCGATAGGCCGGGTTTCCCGGTAGGAGGCAGACCGACGGGCTGAGCTGGAGTTGCTTCACCGTGAACTCGCCATCAACGGCTGCCACGACCACGCTGCCATGAACTGGCTTGCTGCTGCGGTCTACAACCAGCATGTCACCATCGCGGATCCCGTGATCCACCATGCTATCCCCAGCAGCCCGCACGTAATAGGTCGCGGCTGGGTGGGCAATGCAGAGTTGGTTCAGGTCGATGGTCTGTTCGACGTAGTCCTGGGCGGGGGATGGGAAGCCGCACGCCGCAGGGGAGAGGAACAAGGGGATTTCCAATGTCGGGGCGTTGAAATCGGGAACTGCAAGCATGATGGGTGGCTCTGTTGTGCTGTATATAAATACAGTATAGCTTTGCCGGTCGTGAAGATCACCGTGGGGCGATTGGCTCCTGATATGTTGCTCTTGCAGGTAGCGTCACAGTCTCACACTGCAGCTTTGCAACAGGGTTCCAAATGGTGTTTAAATAGTGCAACTCTGATGTATAAGTAAGGAAAAACATGATCTTGCTGAAAATTGTGGTGGCTTTGCTGATGATTGCCTTCATGGCTGTCGGTTCTGTTCTATGGGGTGTTGTTGGATTTTTGATCACCCTGGGCATGACCATCGTTTTGAACGGAATGTTTAATCGCTGGGAGGCGAAGACGTCAGCGAAGTAGCCATATTATTTTCATGGGGAATGTCGGTTCAGGTCTGATTTGCCCATTTCGCCTGCAAGGAGTCGCCAATGTCATTCAATCTGTGTTCCCTGCCGAAAGAGCAGCAGGAGAGAGTTGAGGTCGAGAAGGCCGCCGCCTATGCGGTATGGAAGGAAAGGAACCCCGAGATCAAGGTGCCAGCCGAGAGTGAAGCTGGGAACTATAAGGGGGAGATGCAGGCTTACTTCCTGCAGCAGGTGGAGCGGTACCGGAAGGCCAAGTAGTGAGTCTAATATTTTAATAATGGAAGGTTTATTTAAAAGGCTAGAATCTCCCTACACTTATCAGTATTTTATAGTATTTAAAAAAATCGATGTAATAATTTTTTTAAATTAATTCAAGTGCGTTGACAGCATTGGTATCACAATGCATTGTAGTAAGACGCAGCGCTTGTGCAGCAATAATTAATCTGGAGGTATTATGAGGAAAGTTAGGTCTATTGGCATAGTTACTATCGAATCAAATGATGGCAAGGGAAAATTAGGGTATATTGTACTGGTTGATGGAGCTCGGATTGGTCCGGTATATTCCTCCTTGGCTGATGCAATCATTGCGCTTGTAAATCTCACTGAAGAGCTAGGGCTCAATGATGTGGGGTTGCGGAAGATTCAAAATTACGTAAACAATAAAATAAATAACCCGGAGAGGAAAAATGAGCGAGTTCATCAAAGTTCTTGTGAACCAACGTAGTCTGCGTGCCGTCTTACGTGAGCTGACCTTTGAGCAACTGACAGAGGTTAAAGAAAAGCTTGATGCGCTCTTCCAAGATCGTGAAGAAGCAGAATTGAAGGTCATGCAAGAGCAGGAAGAGCGCCAAGCCAAGCTAGCTGAATTCCAAGCCATGCTGCAGGAGGCTGGTATTAATCCGAGTGAGTTGCTGGGTACAGAAAGTAAGGTTGCTAAAGGATCTACTGCGAAAAGCAAGCGCGCTCCCCGTCCACCCAAGTACAAGTATACCGAAGATGGTGTTGAGAAAACATGGACTGGCCAAGGACGTATGCCCAAAGTGCTTGTACTAGCGATTGAGGCTGGCGAGTTGCTCGAGAGTTATGCGATCTAGCTTAGCAGCCTTGTTTGGATCAAATTACTATATCCACAGTTCATGTTACGGCACCTGCATAAAAATGCGGGCCACAAGGGCCCGTTAAGAAAGAGATACGCATTTACAGCTGGATGTGTGTTGTACACATAACAAGCGTAGTACGTTAGTTACACCTATATTTGACCCCTTAATCATTAACGTTCGGGTTGTAGCAAGCTCAGACTGAGATGATGTCATTAATCGGGGCGATTAATTGTGTTGTCTTTGCTACTATGGGCTCAAGTTCAAGGAAAGGAGTCTATGTGGACGTTACAAGTTTTATAGAAACATTTAACCAAACCAAAACCGAGGTAGGGTTTAACCGCGCACTTATGGCCTTTTCTAGTGCGATGGGGTTCAGCCAGTATCGTTTTGCTTTGATAGTCCCCCAAAGCTTAACTCGTCCTAAAGCAATCATTTTTTCACATTGCAGTGAATCTTGGGTAGAGCGCTATGGTCAAGAAGGTATGCTGCCACGAGATCCTGTGATTTATCTCTCAATGCAAAGCCTGTTACCTATTTACTGGCAGGAAATTCCTCTTGAACCGATGTTGCCAGAGGGCGCTCTGGCGCTGATGGATGAGGCTAGGGAATGTGGTTTGCATGATGGCATTTCTTTCCCTTTTCGAGGTGCTTGCGGGGAGTCAGGTATCTTATCTTTCATCACCGAAGAGGATGGTCTAGATATAAAGGCAAAAGCGCCGACATTAAGGTGGGTTACGGACTACATATTTAATGCTGGGGTCCGAGTTGTCAGCTCAACCAAGAATAACCCTGCATTAAGTTCCCGCGAATTGGAATGTTTGTTCTGGGCTAGTGAGGGTAAAACAGCGGAGGAGATGGGGGAAATACTGTCAATCACTGCTCGAACTGTGAATTATCACATTCAGGAAGCTGTGCATAAAACGAACTCAGTTAACCGTTATCAAGCGATCGCCAAAGTAGCAATGGGGGGCTTGTTACGGCCTGACCTGACACTGATCAAGATAGAGGATTATCTGTAAGGCCCTAGCTCACTAGGCTGCTGAGTTGTGTTCTTCAGCCGTCAGCGTTAGTATCTCTCAAAGATGGCCAGAGTCCCCGTGACCCTGGCCTTTTTCATTTCTGGCCCGCCTCGTGCGGGCTTTGTCGTTTCTGGAGGGAGGGCGCATGGCCAAAGAGGAAGGGTTCGCGACGGCTGCCGCTGCTGCAGGGGTAGCCAAGACTGCACCGCCTGTCGTTGTGTCCGGCATGACGCTGGCCGGGTACTCGCTCAATGATTGGGTGCTCGCGGCCACGTTGACGTGGATCGCGGTCCAGATGGGCTGGTTCATCTGGTCGAATATCATCAAGCCGCGTCGCCAGCAGGGAGGTGCATAGTGAGCAAGGTCCGCATCGCAATCGCTGCTCTCACGCTGAGCGCAGCCGGCTTTGTGGGGATCCTGAATCGGGAGGGGTATGGCCCAGTGGCTTACCCCGACCCGGTACACGGCACCAAGCTTCCCACCATCGGGTTTGGGAGCACAGAAGGGGTCAGGATGGGCGATACCATCACCCCTGTCGCTGCGGTGAACCGAAGCCTGCGGGAGGTGCGGGTGTTCGAGGATTCCCTCAAGGCCTGTATTCGGGCTCCCCTCCATCAGTATGAGTTCGACGCCTATGTCGAGCTCTCCCACAACATTGGCCCAGGGGCCTTCTGCCGCTCAACCATCGTGAAGCGCCTGAACGTTGGCGATTATCCCGGGGCGTGTGAGGCAATCCTGTTGTTCAAGCGTGCTGGTAACCAAGACTGCTCTGCGCCGGGGAATAGGGTATGCCCTGGGCTGTGGAAAGACCGGCTGCGCCTCAATGCCAAGTGCAAGGGGGAGTGATGGTGACGATCCCGCAAAGCAGAACGTTGTCGTTCCTGGCTGGCGCCCTGGTGATAGCTGCATTGGCCGGCAGCGGGGTGGCGCTCTACCAGTCCGGCCATTCCGATGGGGAAGAGGGGGAGCGCAAGACCTGGCAGGCGAAGTGGGATGAAGAGGCTACCAGGCTCGCCACCGCCAGAGCCAAGGCTGAGCAGGAAGCCCGGGAAGAAGAGCATCGCCGGCAGGCTGAAATTGATGAGGTGAGAGAGCATGCACAAGAAGAAATCGCCCAGGCACAAGCTGATGCCGCTGCTGCTGGCGTTGAGTCTGGCCGGTTGCGCGAGCAAGCCCGCCGCTTGGCAGCCCGAGCAAGTCAGTGCGCCAGCTATCCCGGTACTGCCCAAGGAGGCCCGTCAGCTAGAGAATCTGCCATGGTGCTCGCCGACCTGCTCAGCAGGGCTGATGAAAGAGCGGGTGAGCTGGCAGCAGCGTATGACCGAGCTCGAGTATCAGGACTAGCCTGTGAACGAGCCTACGATGCTATCTCGCAGCCAGGACCATGAAACCCCGCCCATAACGGCGGGGTTTGTCTTTCTGGGGAAGGGGAGAAGGTGATGCAGATGAACTGGAGCAGTGAAGTGATAAACGGTATCGACGTGACTGGGGTAATCGCCAGCGTAGAGCACTACGGTGGAGGCGAGGCCCTGGTTGTTCTTTCCTCCGGTGTTTCCGTTGTGGTTCCTGCGACTCACAAGCCGGTACCTGGTGACACCATCGTTGAAGGCGAGTTATCTCTCTAAATGGCAAAGACCGATTGGAGCAGCGTGGCGGCTCAGTATCAAAGCGCCTATGCCAAGACTGGCATCAGCCCAAAGGCATGGTGCGAGCAGCATGGACTGAATTACCAGTCTGCCAGGCGCTACATCAAGGCCAGTGATGCGCAGGCTGACGATAAAATTGCGCAGCCCAGTGTGCGCAGTGCGCAAAATCGTGCGCAATTATCCAAGGGCAACGTGCGCAATTTGGATGAAACTGCGTACGCTATGCGCAATGAGAGCAAAGCCAAAGAGGGAGAGGAAAAAGGGAAAAGAGGACAAGGGGGACGATCTTCTTCATCCACACAACCCTCGGCGGACTCAAGCCTGAACCCCAACAACAAGTCCGGACGTCACGCAGATGGGCGCTTTGATAAGGGGAACAGCGAGTCAGTGGGCAATGCTGGCAACCCCAATCCGCCAGCTAACATCAAGCCCGGCATGCAGCTGACCAAGACCCATGGCGGTTACGCCAAGTTCCTCGATGCCGATGAGTTGTTCGACCAGGCCGAAGCACTGCAACTTCGGGATGAGCTGTTATTCACTCGGGCTCGCGTACTCTCGGTCACCAAAACCTTGAAGGCCCTGCAGCAGGATCTGGCCGAAGCGCAGGAGCTGACAGACCGGCTCGCGCTCTATGACAAGATCTTGCGCGCCGAGCAGGCCCTCGACCGCAACATCCAGCGGATCGAGTCCATCGAGCGAACGCTTAGCGCCTTGCGACTTGATGGGGCTACAGGGCCGAAGATCGAGGCTGACACCAAGCGTATCAAGGCCGCGACCCGCAAGCTGACCGCTGAGGCGGATAGGCTGGAGAAGGACGGCGGGAACGAGTCAACTCCTGTCAGTGAGATGGTGACTAAGCTACAAATTATGGGAACTGGTGGGCTTATGTGATAATAAAATCTCTATTAGTTGTTCCTTGGGAAAGAATAAATGACAGGTGATAATACAGAGCTTGAAAGGCAATATAGAAAAAACTTGATGCTTGTCAGTATGATTGTGCTGATATATTCAATCGCAGGTGGCTCCTTTGATAAAGATATAACATTTTCAGGTGCCAAGCTAACTTTCTCAAGGCCACACTGGATCGAGATGTTTATGATCGTGGTTATGATTTTCTTACAATGGAGACACTGGCTCGTATCTGGAGAAATTAGGAGGCATCACCGAAGTGAAGTCTTAAATGGTCTCTTTCTTGCAAGTAATAAAATACGTTACATGATATATGTATTTAACCCTGGAGTTACCTTTAAGGGTGTTGATGATAATGGATTTGCCATTGTAAAATATGGTGAGAGAATAGGGCGTATCAAAATCGAGATAATAGATGTGTTTTTCACTTTCATCTTGATAAAGATGACTTGTTCAAGTAAATGGCTAGATGGGGATGAGTTAAGCGTTCACGGGCTTACAAAGGACTCCTGTCGTGGCTATGGCACGCCACATATATTAACTAATAGAGAGTTGAGTGCCGTTCGTTCCAGGTTAAATAGTGACGGTTATGGCCTTATTTCTGTTCGATACAAGCGAATAATCCCTTTTGTTATATTGAACGTATCATATAGGGCTCGTTGGATTTTCTTGTCATATAGAGAGGTTTGGTTTGGAGACTCATTACTTCCAGCATTTGTTACAGGATCTGCTTTGATTTCATTTTTTTTATCTAAAATGATTGGTTAATCAAACCCGCTTCGGCGGGTTTTTTATTGCTAGAGATCCCCCATGACCGAACTAGATATCTCCGCCATGACTGAGCAGGAGCAGATTGCCTATATCCGCTCGAAGCTCAGCGATAAGTGGTGGCGGATGAACAACCTCTACATGGTGGAGAATGAGCAGGGTGAGCTGGTGCAATTCAGGCTGCGACCGGCGCAGGAGCTGCTGTTCAAGACCATGTGGTGGCTCAACATCGTGCTGAAGGCACGTCAGATAGGCTTCTCCACCGCCATCGATATCTATTTGCTGGATGAGGCGCTGTTCAACAAGAGCATCAAGTGCGGGATCATCGCCCAGGACCTGACGGCGGCCGGCGAGATTTACCGCACCAAGATTGAAGTGCCGTTCGATAACTTGCCGACATGGCTCAAGGCCTGCTTCCCGGTGGCCTCTCGCCGCGGTGGCGCCAACGGTGGCTACATCCTGTTTCGCCATGGCTCCAGCATCCAGGTGGCCACCTCATTTCGATCCGGTACCGTCCAGCGCCTGCATGTGTCGGAGCACGGGAAGATCTGCGCCAAGTACCCCGAGAAGGCCAAGGAGGTGCGAACCGGTACCCTTAACGCCATTCACCCAGGCTGCGTGGCCTTCATCGAATCAACGGCAGAAGGAGTGGGCGGCGATTTCCACAGTATGAGCATGAAGTCTCTCGAGCTGGCCCGAACCACTCACGAGCTGACCCAGCAGGATTGGAAGTTTCACTTCTTTGGTTGGTGGCAAGATCCGAAGTATGTGGCAGTGGTGCCGAGAGCCGGTGTGACGGCCAGCAAAACCCAGCTCGAATACTTCGCCGCTGTTGAGAAGGCGATGAGTTGCACCATTACCGACGAACAACGGCAATGGTATCTACTCAAGGAGTCGACTCAGGGTGTGGAGATGAAGCAGGAGTTCCCCAGCACGCCACTGGAGGCCTTCCTGACTTCTGGCCGTAGGGTATTCGACCCCATCGTGACGATGGCCGCAGAGAGTGACTGCATGGCCCCGCTCATTGTCTATGACATGGACCCGGTCACCGGTCGAAGGGAGAGGGCGCGCAAGCCTGAGTACTTAGACGATCAGGGCCAGCGTTCACTCGAGAACATGCTGCTGGTGTGGGAGCTGCCCGACCCTGACGAAGATTACGCCATTGGTGCTGATGTGGCAGAAGGCCTGGAGCATGGTGACCGCTCATCGTTTGATGTGGTTGCCAAGAGCGATGGTCGGCAAGTAGTTCACTGGTACGGGCATCTGGATCCCGGTCTCTTTGCCCAGCTGTTGGCTCATGTCGGCAAGTGGTATGGCACTGATGAGTATGGCCCAGCTTATATCGGCCCCGAACGCAACAACCATGGCCATGCGGTGCTGCTGGCCCTGCGGGATCACTATCCGATACGGCGCATCTACGCCCAGGAATACATCGACCGGGATCGGGATGATGAGACCCCGCGTCTTGGCTGGCTCACCACCCGGCAATCCAAACCCATTTTGGTGGATGGCCTGAAAGACCTGCTGCGCGCCGGCCAGTCCGGGATTTACTGGATAGGCACCATCAGTGAAGCAACTACCTACGTCTACGACAAACGGGGCAGCATGAATGCCCAGACCGGATGTTACGACGATCAGCTCGTCAGCTACATGATTGCCCAAGAGATGCGGGCCAGAATGCCTGCTCGCATCGTCAAGTCCGGCACCGCACGTAAACCCAAGCACTGGATGGCCAACTGATGATCAAGAACCAACCCAAGGCCCCCTCACAGGGTGGCCTCGATACTTCACGCCTGCTCAACCTGATGAGTGACATCAATGGCCAGCCGGATTGGCGCTCCTTGGCCAATCGCGCCTGTGCTTACTATGACAATGACCAGCTACCGGCCAGTGTGATGAAAGCGCTGGAAGAGCGCGGGCAGCCACTCACCATCCATAACCTGATCGCTCCCACCATTGATGGGGTATTGGGCATGGAGGCCAAGAGCCGTACCGATCTGATGGTCATTGCGGATGACCACGATGATGAGCTGGAACAGATGGCCGAGGCCGTTAACGCTGAATACGCCGACATGTGCCGATTGGGTGGGTTAGATCGGGCACGGGGTGAAGCCTATGCCGGACAGATAAAGACCGGGATCGGTTGGGTTGAAGTACGCCGCCAAGATGATCCATTCGGCCCGCGCTACAAGTTCAGTAACATTCATCGGGACGAGGTGTATTGGGATTGGCACAGTCGTGAGCCCGAGCTTACCGACTGCAGGTGGTTGATGCGCCGCCGTTGGGTTGATTTGGATGAGGCCAAGTCCATGTTCCCGAGCAAAGCCGAGGCTTTGACGTGGGGCGTGAATGATTGGGATGGGATAGTCAGCCTGACCTCGATTGAAGGAATGGCCCCCGATCTGGTCAGTGCCTTCGATGAGTGGAGCTCTTTTGACAGCAAACAGGTCGAGTGGTGTAGCAGGGAGCGTGATCGCGTCCTGCTGCAGGTGGTTTATTACCGCACCTTCACCACACGCCAAGTGCTGATGCTCGACTCTGGTCGGGCGCTGGAATATGACAAGACCAACCAACTTCATCTTGCCGCCGTTGCCACGGGCCGTGCCAGGTTGGAACGCCGACCGGTAGCCGTGATCCGCGAGTCCTGGTTCGTTGGTCCCCATCACCTGGTCGATCGGCCCTGCAGTGCGCCTCACAACATGTATCCGCTGGTGCCGTTCTGGGGATACCGCAAGGACAGCTCTGGTGAACCTTATGGCCTGATAGCCCGCGCCATTCCGGCTCAGGACGAGGTGAATCTGCGCCGTATCAAGCTGACCTTCTTGCTGCAAGCCAAGCGCGTCATCATGGATAAGGACGCCACCAACATGACCCGGGAGCAGGTATTGGAACAGGTCGAGCGCCCGGATGGTTTGGTTGAACTCAACCCCGATCGCGTCAACAAGACCAGTGTGAGTGACGCCTTCAAGGTGGAGCAGGACTTCAACGTGGCTGCCCAGCAGTTCCAGGTGATGCAGGATTCGGTGAAGCTCATTCAAGATACTATGGGGGTTTATGCCGCCTTCTTGGGGCAGGGGACTACTGGCCAGTCAGGTGTTGCCATCAGCAACCTGGTAGAGCAGGGCGCCACGACACTCTCCGAGATCAACGACAACTACCGGATGGGCTGCCAACTGGTGGGGCAACTGGCGCTGTCATATCTGCTTGAGGAGCTGGCAGCCAAGAAGAACTACAAGGTTACCGTCAACCGGGATGACCCACGCCGCCGCAAGGCGGTGGTGATCAACGTGGAGCAGGAAGATGGCAAGCTCAGTAACGACGTGACCCGGCTGCGTGCCCATATTGCCCTGGCACCCATCCAGCAGACCGCAGCCTACAAGCAACAACTGGCAGAGCGAATGACTCAGGCTATGGCACAGCTGCCACCGGAAGCAGCTGCAGCATGCTTTGATCTGCTGGTTGAGCTGATGGATGTACCGCGCAAAGCTGAGTTCGTGGAGCGGATCCGCAATGCCCTCAACATTCCCAAAGATCCCGAGGAGATGGACGAGGAGGAACGTGCCGCCGCCGAGCAGCAGGCCCAGCAACAACAGATGGAGCAGGAGATGGCCATGCGTGAGATGCAGGCCAAGCTGGCTGAGTTGGAAGGCAAGGCGGCCAAGTGGCAGGCAGAAGCCCAACGCATCGCCAAGCTGACCGACTCTATCCGGTTCGAGGATGCGCTTAAGCAGGCCCAGACAGGCAAGACCCTGCAGGAAATGGAGTTGCTGGTTGCCGAACAAGATGGGATCCAGGCCGAGCAGGCAGCCCTACAGGCTCAGCTGCTGGCCACCATTGAGCAGCAGATTGATGCCATCACGCTCTGATAGTTGCTTTCCTCACCGCCCAGCGTTAGGATTTCCCCAACATGGCCCAGTCTCTCGAGATTGGGCCTTTTTCATTTGCACTTAGGTGGTTATTTATCATAGTTATCAGCTCTATCAACAACGGAGTTTTACAATGACTGATGCTGACGCTAATGATTTTGACGAAAGTGCTATGCCCCCTGAGGTGAGAGGGGTTCATGCTGATGGAGAAGGCATCGAGCAGTTGATGAATCACCTTCGTATCGAAAATGGGGATGCAGTTGTTTTAAGGCATCAGGGAAATGACGTTTATATTCAAAATGTAGTGTTGCTTGGCAGTGGTATTTTTCGAGGCTCATTGAAAACAAACTATTTCCATGAATATTTTACGTTACCCGCTGGACGTGACTTTACATTTCAAGATAAACACGCATTCCGTGTAAATCGACACATCGTCTAAACGTATCGTCTCTTATTTGAGCCCGCCTTGTGCGGGCTTTTTTGTGCCCAGCCCCAGCCGGGGAGAGCTTTTCCGAGAGCCTTCCCCCGCTTGGGCAGCGATACCACCCACTGAAAACCCACGAGGACAACCATGGATATGAACATCAACAACCTGACCGGGACTGAAAGCCTGGACGAACTGGAAGCCATGCTGGCTGAGATCGAGCAAGAGGGCGATCCAGAGCTAACAGCTGGCACTGTCACCGAGAAAACGGACGTAGACACCGCGCCGTCGGCGGTCGAAGTGGCAGCCAGTACCGAACCAGCTAACGCCGAACAGGACGGTGAAGTGGCCAAGGTGCCCGAGAAGGTGATCCTGGCTAAGAGTGGTCAACACACGATCCCGTATGACGTGCTGGAGCTAGCACGCAATGAGAACAAGGTACTGCGTGAGCAGTTGAGCCTATCTCAGCAGGCTCAGGCAGAGCGGGACACGCTGCAGGCGCTACTGGAAAAGCACGGAATAAATCCCGATGCAGACCCAGACCAGCTCAACCTGGATGAAGTAGAGCAACTGGCGAAGGATTTCCCGGAGATCGGGAAGGCAATGGCCGCCATGGCTCGAAAAATCCAGCTGTTGGAACAGCCTGCTGTGGTGCAACCGGTTCAACCTGCCGTTAATCCGGTGCAGGCCGCTCTGCAGGCGGTACCTGACCTGATTAACTGGCGGGACAAGGACCAAGACCGCTTCGACTTCGCCATCATCGTCGATGAAAAGCTTCAGGTAGACCCCGCGTGGCAAGGTAAGTCACTGGATGAGCGATTTGCAGAGGCAGCGGGTCGCACCAAGCTGGCCTTTGGTGACATGGTGGAGACAGCTCCACCACCCGCCAAGGCACCCAGCATGGAAGCCGACAAGCCCGCTGACTTCATCCCGTCCAGTCCCTCGGCCCTCGGCCAAACCCATCAAGCACCCGAAAGCGGTGTTGCCCGTTACGGCTCTATGTCGCAGACCGAGTTGGTCGGCGAAATGGGGTCCATGACGGACGCCCAACTCGAGGCACTACTGGAGCAAGCCGGGTATTAACCCACCACACGATTAACACGCAAACCCCGACCACTGTGTCGGGGTTTTTGTTTTTAGGTAGGAGAGGATCATGACCCAAGTCACCTCGGTGCAAGCCAACAAGATTATGCAGGCAGCCTTGTTTACAGCTGCCAACCGTTCCCATTCGCTGGTGAACCTGCTGACTGAAGAGGCGCCCAAAGGTGCCAAGGTCAACGGTGGTAAGCAAACCAGTGCGGGAGCACCCGTGGTACGTATCACTGACCTGAGCAAAAATGCCGGTGATGAAGTGGATATGCAGCTGTTCCATCAACTGTCTGGTCGCCCGACCATGGGAGACAAGAAAATAGCTGGCCGTCTCGAGAGTCTGGCCTTTGCCGACTTCTCGCTCAAGATCAACCAGACCCGTCATGGTGTGGACGCGGGGGGCAAGATGAGCCAGAAGCGTACCAAGCATGACCTGATCAAGACCGCGCGAGTGTTGCTGGCTGATGGTTATTACGGCCGCCTGACAGACCAGCGCGGTTTCGTTCAGCTGGCTGGTGCCCGTGGCGACTATGCAGCGGACGACATCATCCTGCCGCTGGCTGATGATGAAGAGTTTGCAGAAATCATGATCAACCCGATCACTGCACCGACTTATCAGCGTCACTTCTTTGGCGGGGATGCGACTTCTTTCGAAACCATCGATGCGGCCGACCGTTTCAATCTCGGCTGCGTGGACAACATGGCGCTGTTTCTGTCTGAGATGGCCAACCCCATCCAGCCTATTCGGATGGTGTCTGACCCGTCAGGTGGCGAGCCCCTCTTCGTGCTCTTCGTTACCTCGCGCCAATGGCACGACTTTTACACCAGCTCCTCGGGCAAGGACTGGAATGCCATGTTGGCCGCGGTCACGGTGCGGAGTAAAGGCTGGAATCACCCGATCTTCCTGGGGGAAGGGGCGATGTGGCGCGGCATTCTGGTCAAGCCCTATAAGGGGATGCCTATTCGCTTTAACCAGGGAAGTCTCGTGAAAGTCTGTGCGGCCGAGTCTGCTACAGGGGTGGAAGTGGACAAGGTAGCGGGCACCACCATCGACCGCGCCATTCTGCTGGGCGGTCAGGCGCTGGCCAATGCGTTTGGTTCGGGAGAGCAGGGCAGCTCCTTTGGCATGTTTGAAGAGAAAACTGACCACGACAATGCTACTGAGTTGTCCGTTCGCTGGATGGGGGGCTTGCAGAAGATCCGCTTCAAGCAGAAGAACGGCAACATCCAGGATCATGGCTGCATGACACTGGATACTGCGGTGAGCCCGATAGTTCGCTGATAACCCACTGACGCAGAGGGTCATCAGGCTCTCTGTCATTTGTTGACCAGACAAGGAGCCATATCATGGCCAAGATTAATCTGATAGCCACTTGCCGCCGCTGGTTTGTCGGCGCGTTCGGCAACCTCTCCATTTCCCCGACCTTTATTGCCAAGCTGGCCGCGCTGCCTGCAGGGGATGTGATCGTGTTCGGCGACAAGGTTGAGTCCAACCTCAAGGTGGTGGGGGTGTCCCTGATCACCAGTGCGTTGGGCGCCGGCACTACGCTGACTGCCAAGGTCGGTACCGCCACCATTGTGAATGCTGAGGGCACGGTAACCGCCGTGGCCAAGTACATTCCGGTGGATGACTTGTTCACCAAGGAGGGGCAGGAACTAACCCTCACGGTTGGCGGTGGCGCGGCGACAGGTACTGCCAAGCTCAAGCTGCATTATGAGGTAATTGGCAACCTATAACTCGCCCATCGCTACGTGCCCGGCCTTGTGCCGGGCTTTTTCATTTCAAGATTGGAGATATTGCCGTGAGCGACAAAATTGCCGTGGTTTATATCGGCGACAAGCCGAGCAAGAAAGACACCGTGACCGGCTCCCGCATGGTGTTTCCTCGCCATGTGACCGTAGATGTTGAGAGCCACATTGCCATGCAACTGCTGGAGTTCCCCTCCGTCTGGATCCATGCCGATGCCCTGCCTGGTGAAATTCTGCGTCAAGAGACCATCGCCAAGCTGGCTGCCGAGGAGGCAGGACGACTGGCGCGGGAGGCGGCCCGTTTTGCCGAAGAGCAAAGCATGATCGTTGGTGACCGTGATCTGGCCAAGCTGACTTCTGCCCAGTTGGCGACTCTGGTAGAGGGGGATGATCTGAAAATTGATCCACAAGGCCCGCAAGAGAAGGTTGGCGAGTTCCGCCTGCGGGTGCGTGATGCGCTGAAAGCCAAGCTGGCCGTTGAGCAAGGTAGTGAGTAATGGTGCCGGTACAAGATAGCCGGTTGGTGAGCACCGCTCCTATGATCCCGCTGGTTCGCCAGCGGGTTCTCCATTTGCCGCACACGGAAGGTGCTGACGCATTAGTGCATAGCTACCTCATCGAGGCTGCCATCATTTTCTGTAAAGAAAGCGTTTTGGTTCATTTGGAGCGCAATTTTGATGAGGTGCTTGAGGGACAAACAGTTAGTTTTGCCCGGGCCAGCAGTATCAATCGTCAGGCAAGACAGGATGTGCAAGATCCACAGGTGACGGGATCGGTGCTCCATCGCATCACCGCAGGCGGCATCATTCTGACGCCTGGCATGCACTATCACGCACAGTCTGCCGAGTCCATCCGCTTCCTTGAACAGCTGAGCGATGTTTGCATCGTCGGGGCCATTGAGCCTCTACCGACCGCAACGCTGATCCCATCTGCTCTCGTCGAGGACTACGCCCATGAGCTGGCTTGTGGGGCTGGGTATCTCTTGCAGCAGCTTCACGCCAAGGCGTGGACAAACCCTGAACTGGCTCAGATAAATCGTCGCAAGTTTTATGACGGGATCCGCGCTGCATACCGGTTCCGCATTGAGCAAACCGAGAGTGCAAGGGTTCACAACCCCGTCAGAAAACGAAACTTCTTCTGAAATGAGGTGAGTCATGCTGGTCAGTGAAATATTGAATCGAGCCTCAACTGAGTTGACCGATACACCGCGGATTAGCTGGGGTCTGGAGGATTTGATCTCTTACTACAACAGTGCGATATCCGCGATCGCCAGCGCCAGGCCGGACATCTTCATTAAGACTCAACCCTTTGCCTGTGCAGCAGGCACTCGGCAAACCGCGCCTGCTGGCACCATCAAACTGATAGATATTGAGCGCAACACGCTTACTGGCAAGTCGATCCGCTATGTGTCCCGCGCTGATCTAGAGAGCTTAATCCCGAGCTGGGCCAGCAGTACCGGTGGGGAAGAGGCGGAGCTATATATCCACGAACCCACCAATATCGGTGCCTTCTGGTTGTACCCCGGAGTGAAGGCTGGGATGAGTGTCGAGCTGGTGCTCAGTATTCTCCCTACACCCGTAACGAGAGCCGAGGTCGAGTCGGGAGTGAGCGTTCAGGTCGATGACCGGTATATCACCCCTTGTCTGGACTGGATCATCTATCGCGCGTTCATGCGTGACTCCGAGGTGACGGCGAATGCGTCAAGAGGGCAACTCCACCTGCAATCATTCAGTCAGGCGTTATCGGTCAGTACTGAAACAGATGCCACCATGTTAGCGATGCGAGACAGCCAGGCCAGTACCAATGGACGGCGCCAATGATCCACATCTACGGAGTGATGACTGATCCCGCTGGCAAGTTGGTACCCGGGGCGATCATCGAGTTGCGGTCCCTCACCACGACCAGTGAAGTGTTGATGGGCTCGGTGCTGACGTTCAAATGTGATACTGCTGGTCGGTATCGATTCCCGCTGGCAGTGGGCGCCTACGATGTTTATGCCCAGAATGACCAGTGTGGTGACATGGATTACTTGGGGACCGGGGTGGTGGTGCCTCAAGGCGCAGATGGTCCACTGAACAGCATCCTGGTCGATAGCGGCATCAACTTGACGCCACCTTTGCTAGGTCGCGCTGTGGATGCGATGCAAAGGGCTGAGTCTGCGGCTGAGGCAACCGGTCGGGATCGGATCCAGACTGGCAATGACGTGAGTGACGCGCAACGGGCTAGCCAGCTGGCGGCCGAACAGGCGAGTGCAGCCTTGGCATCCGCTAATATGGCAGGCAGTGAAGCGGATGAGGCGGCGACCAGTGCGACGGCGGCCACAGCCTCAGCCACGCGGGCACTGCAATGGGCAGAAAATCCGTTGAATGTGGCTGTAGTGGCAGGCAAAAATTCCGCTTTGCACCATGCAGTCAAGGCCAGTGACTCCGCTGCTGCAGCTACCGCCAGTGCTTTGGCCTCAGGGGCCAGTGCCGCAACGGCTACAGCCCAAGCGGCCAATGCCAGTGAAAGTGCGGCGACCGCCACTATCAAGGCGAGTGAGGCCACGACCTGCGCAAGCACGGCTACCTCCCAAGCGAATGCTGCCAGTCTCGCCAAGGCCGCAGCTGCTTCGTCTGCAACCCATGCGCAGACCTATGCCAGTAATGCAGATCTGGCAGCTCAAGCGTCTGAGAGTGCCAAGGTGATCACGATAGAGCATGCCGGAAGGGTTGCCATCTTGGCCCAGCAGGTATCAGCCGATGGCGATTTGGTTCAAGCGCAGGCGGGGGAGGTTGCCACTAATGCCGCGACGGTGGCTGTACAGAGTAAGGAGGTCAGCACAAATACCACATCTGTGGAATTGGCGAAGAGCGTTGTCCAGGGGATGCGGGATGTGGTGGTGGCGAAAGCGGCCCTGGCGCTTGCTGCCGCAGATACAGCCAGTGATAAAGCAAGTCAGGCGACGCAGGATCAAGCATTGGCGAATAGCAGTGCTCAACGGGCTAGCCAGGCAGAACTCATGGCCGAATCTTGGGCCCAAAACCCGGAAGGGAGCGATATCAACGGGCGCCCCGGGGAGTTTTCTGCTCTGCACTGGGCATTGCAGGCCCAGAAGTGGGCGCAGGCCATCACATCACAGCTTGTCTGGGCGGGGCCGTGGAGTGCGGCCGCAGGGGCACCAGTCACGCCGGCTGCGGGTCAAGGTGTTCCGTTCTATCGGATCTCCCATCCAGGGGCAATCTCAAACGTCGCCTATGTCGCTGGTGATTACCTGCACTGGGATCCTGCGACTAGAACGTGGTTCAAAATTGATGGCTCGGATGCGGTGATCTCGGTCAATAGCATGACAGGGGCTGTTGTGCTCAGTGCGGCGGATGTCGGTGCTCGGCCCGCAAGCTGGGTACCTGGCTGGGCTGATATCACCGGTAAGCCGGTGACCATGCCGCCCTCCGAACATACCCACCCTTGGTCTCAGCTTTCCAACATACCTGTTTACGCTACACGTTGGCCCACGATTGCAGAGATAGGGGCGGCCGTGGCCAGCCACACCCATGCCTGGTCACAACTGACGGGGATCCCCGCCTATGCCTCCCGCTGGCCTGCGTGGGGTGAGGTGACCGGTAAACCTGATTTGGCCCCTGCAACGCACCGACACCCCTGGAGTCAGCTCGACCAGATCCCGGTTACAGCCTCGCGTTGGCCATCTTGGGGCGAAGTAACAGGTCAACCTTCTCGTTGGGTTGGTTACGGCACAGGGAATGACTACAGCGCAGGGAGTTTTGAGGCAAATGGCAATGGAGCTGCCAACACAGTGTTCCCAACCTATGGATTCCACCAACCCGGGTTGTTTGCTGGCAGCATTCAAATGAGAGATGGATCGACGTTCTATTTCTACAAACAAGGCGCAGGCGCATATGCAGATGTTGTCGCGCAGAACGGAAATTTCAATGATGTCTACATCCGCTCAGATTTGCGACTCAAAGGGAATCTTGAGTCGATTCGAGATGCGTTAGGTAAGGTCAAGAGATTGCACGGAAAGCTGTACGACAAAATGGGTCGGCGTGAAGCAGGGTTGATCGCGCAGGAGGTGGCCGCCGTGCAGCCTGAATCAGTTTTTTTAAACCACGATGGTTACTTGTCATTGGCTCCGGCGGGCATCCTTGCACTGGTAGTTGAAGCCATTAAAGAGCTGGACAAGAAGGTGGAGGCCCTGGATGGCGGTTCCCAATAAGCCTTTCTTGTTGTCTCAAGCCAACAGCGAGTTCGGGGGGAACGGCTGGGCTTCCAATATTCTGAGCAAGGCAGGTATCAGTGCTCCCCGTTACATAGGGGAACTCGCCGGTAAAAGTGCGTTTTCGATAATTGGAAATCCCGGTAACCCAGTAGCAGAGAATGCAGACGGAATGCTTTATTTCTGGCGTTCTGGAAATGACATATGGGGAGGTGGTTCCGGACTCTCTAATACCCAGCTTACAAGAGGGATGTGCCAGATCCGAATCCGACGCACAGGGGGAGATGGATCGGTGATTTTCTCTGGCACCTCTAACGGCACTGCTTTTACCCCGGATGGAACGTGGCGCGGGGTGGGGTGTATAGCCCCTGGTTATTCGGGCTATCAGGTTATTACCGCTGCAATCGACTTCATTTTGAACGGTGCCGTAGTTAAAACGGTGAACATTACGGCGGAAGGCTCTACCTATCGATAAGGAATAACATGAGTAACCGAGTTACCCGATATTTCTTCCGCATTCTGGTTTCACTGGACCAGCTAGGTAACACCATTTTGGGTGGCCGACCAGATGAGACCATTTCTGGCAACGTAGGCTACTGCGCCAAGCAAGGTAAACACTGGGCGTTGAGAGCGGAAAGGGTCATCAATTTCATCATGCGTAGTTCGACGCACTGCCGGGATAGCATCGAGTACGACGAGCGCAAGGTCCCGCTTCGCGATGCTTGGTAGGCTGCCTCAACGTTGCGCCATTTTATAGCCCTGCTCTTACAAGAGGGGTTTTTCATTTCAAGCGGGTGAGGAAGCACCATGGCCCTGATCGACATTGTGACCATGCGCGGGATGGTGCCGCGGGTGGCAGACCACCTGTTGCCTGATGAAGCTGCCACCTTGGCACAAGACTGTTATTTCGATCGCGGGGTTGTCGCCCCATTGATGAGTGACCAGCGGGTAAGCGTGACGTTGCCTCTGGTACCCCATACCCTGTTTCACTACTACGGCGATCACTGGTTTGCCTGGAACAAGCTGGTTGAGGTCATGCGATCTCCTATCGCTCAGGACCAGTACAACCGGATCTATTTCACCGACGGTGAATCCCCCAAGCTCACCTATGACGCTATCGCCACGGGGAGCTCAAACAAGCCAACGGCTTGGTACAGGCTTGGTGTACCCGCCCCAGCGACACCACCGAATATGCAGTCTGTTACCCCACCTAGCGGCGGCAAAGATGATGACCCCACCGATGATGAAACTCGCTTCTATGTCGAGACCTATGTCACTGGCTTGGGGGAAGAGGGAGCCCCAGGGCCTGCCAGCGGGAAAGTCACCATCACTATCCCAAACTCCACCGTGCTGGTGGGGTTGTCTCCAGCCCCTACCAACAACAGCAATATCACACGGCGCCGCCTTTATCGTTCGGTATCTGGTGGTGGGATGGCGGATTACCTGCTGGTTGCCGATCTTCCAATTGCAAGCGTGACGCACAGTGACAGCAAGAAGGATGGTGAGCTGGGACCGGTGCTGGAGACCTATGGCTATACCATGCCGCCGGATGCCATGCGGGGTATTTGCCAGATGGCGAATGGCATCTGTGCCGGGTTCATCGGCAATGCCGTGCTGTTCTCGGAGCCGTTTCTGCCTTACGCCTGGCCGGAGAAGTACAAGCTGACGACTGAGCATGACATTGTGGCCATCGCCGCTATCGATACAGCCTTGGTTGTGGGCACTAAGGGTTACCCCTATCTGTTTCAAGGTGCGTCCCCCTCAGCCATCACCGGGCAGAAGCTCTCCTCAGTCCAGCAGGCCTGCGTCAGCGCGAGGTCTATGGTGGCACTGGATGGCATGGTTCTTTACGCCGCGCCTGATGGACTGATTGGTGTGGGGGCCGATGGTGGAACTTTGATCACCGAGGGGATCATTACTCGTGAGCAATGGCAGCTGATGAAACCTGACACGCTGCGCGCCTGGTACAGCGAAGGCAAGTATGTTGCTCTGACCGATAGCCATGGGTTTGTATTCGATCCGAAATCGGGAGACCTACGCTGGTTATCGAGTCGCTGGGATACGGCGGTGCCTGACATGCAACTTGATGCGCTGATGTTGGCCAAGGGCCTTGAGCTCTATCAGTGGCGGGGTGGGGCGACCCCCTTGCCGATGATCTGGCGATCTAAAGAGTTTGAGTTGCCACTTGGCGTCAGGCTAGGTTGTGCTCGGGTGACCAGCGACCAGATCAGCCAATGTCGCTTTACGCTGATTATTGATGATGTTCGGGTGTTTTCACTCGCCGAGGGTCAGATACCTGCTGGCGTCTTCCGGTTGCCCCCCTTGCGTGGCAGGCGCTGGCAGGTTGAGGTGGCCGGCACTGCGGTGATCGAGCGCATTACTCTGGGCTCCAGTATTGCTGAGGTCGCAGCGCCATGAGCAAGAGCCCTTTTCGTGCCAGCGGTACCCAACAGGGACTGACTGAAAACATGCAGATCTTGACCGGCCAGAAGGGCGACCGGCTGGACAAGGCGCTGACCCTGCGAGAAGCCGCTGCCCTTGGCATGGTTAACTTGCGCCGTAATAGCAGCGGGGCGGTGGTGCCGGCGTTGCCGCCGGATAAGCCAACAGACCCTGAGTGGTCAGGGGTGCAACCCCCCGTTGCCCCGACGCATGTCACAGCAGATGGGGCGTTTCACACCATCACGCTGACATGGGATATCCCTGGGTACAAAGGACACTCGTATGCTGAGATATTGCGGGCTGAGGTGGACAACCCCGCCATCGCAGTGGCGATCGGTACAACTCTGGCGAATGTCTATTCAGACTCAATAGGTAAAGGAGTAACCGCCTATTACTGGGTGCGTTTCATCAACAAGAATGGACTGTCAGGGCCATTTCATAGTACCGCTGGCTTGAAGGCTCAGACTAGTCCTGACGTGGATGAAATCATTGCATCAGCAACACACTTCGCAATCTATAACCCTGCAAACCCGAGTGCGAAAGAGATCATATTCGGGGTTACTGATGATGGCAGGGTTGCCATCAAAGAGGCGGTCATCAAGGCTGCCACCATCCAGATCCTTCACTCAGAGAAGATCACCGCTGACTATATCAAGGCAGGGGTCAGTATTAGTGCCCCCTTGATCACTGGTGGCCAGCTTGATATGGGTAATGCCTTCATGGCTGGGGGCGCAGCGGGATTTGGTAAAGGTGGTCCCTATGCAGGCTGGAGCTGGGGTTGGTACACCATGATCTACTCCGATGGCAGCCTGTTTACCAATCGCCTGCGGGCGGAGGGCGGATATGTCAAAAATATCACCCTGGGTAATTGCACGATTGAGCAGGATTGTGTGGTCAAAGGAACGGTGTATGCCGATCGCATAGTAGGGGATGTGTATGTTGCCCGAGACTATGCCTGCGTGACACATGCAAAACAGGTTGGCCCGATTGATGTTTGCAGTATCAAAATCAACCAATCTGTTGGTTTCGCTCGAACACTTACTATCCCTGGGGTGGCTGGCATGGTGGGGTGCTCTGTGACTGCATCTGGTAGTGGTTCCTCACCTATATCGAACTCCAATTCGACGACGATGCAGATAACCGTGTTAATGGATGGTGCTGTGGTGAAAACGCTGACAGCGATGGCCTCGGCATCTGCGACTTCTAATCCATCACAAGGACCGGTGACCAGCGTAGATGAAGTCGGCTCTTATATTGGTGACATTACCATCCCCGCGAATCGTGAACCGCTCATCACCATCAGGATCCAGAGGATCAAGGGGGACGGGTGGGTGTGTAGCGACCCTTCTCAAAGTGGGCGTGTTGTGATGTTCAAACAAGGCGGGTCTCTTTCATGAAGGCGATCACGCGCATCGCCAGCGACACTGGCAACCCTAATCTATCCGCTGAACTGCAAGACGCCATCCGTAACCGGGTGGCGTTTTTGTTTGTGCGTGGTGGTGACGGATTCGTATTGAGGCCAGTTAGCGAGCATGGAACTACCGGCGTGCTGGTGTGGGTAGGTTGGGGGGATGGCGGGGCGCCGGAGCGCCACCTGCCTGAGGTGAAGCGACTGGTTCGCATGATCGGTGCCCGCTGGCTGCGTTTTCACTCCGCGCGTAAGGGGTGGCTCAGAGTGGCCCCGCAATTGGGGTGGGTGCGTCAGCCGGACGATGCTGACGGCTTGTACGTATTTCAGATCAACCTGTGAGAGGTGGGTGATGGGGAAGGGTGGCTCGAACGAAATCAAGGAAACTGAGGCTCAAAAGGCGGCGGCTGGCGTGGCCATGGAGCAATGGGATCTCTACAAGAACGACCTGCAGCAGTATGAGGACATCTTTATGAACAAGGTCGATAACCTCAACAGCGAACAGCAATACGACAAAGTGGCTGGGACGGCAGCCCTTGGTACAGCGCAAGCCTTTGGCGAAGCGCGCACGGGATTAGCAGACGACTTGGCTGCCGGTGGTGTAGATCCGACTAGCGGTAAGTACCAGGCCGCAATGGAAGGTTTAGAGACAGACCAGGCATTGAGCCAAACCGACACCACTAACCGGGCCCAATCTAGTCAGCAAGATAAGTACGTAGCGGGTCTCAAGGATGTATTGAGCATAGGCGCTGGCCAGAAGGCCGAATCTCTCGCCGGGATTGGGGATGTGGCCAATACCAGCTTGCGCAAGGCAGTGAATGATGCCCAAACCTCGTTTCAGGATAAGCAGGCAACGGCGGGACTGGTGGGCTCGTTAGCCGGTGGTGCGACCGCTTATGGACTTGGGCAACTTAAGACCCCGGTGGCGGCTGGTAGCAAGAAGATCAGCCCGACAGCATCAGTGCTGCAGGGCAAGGGTTACTAAGGGGTAAACGATGGGATACGCCGCAGATACATACGCAAAGATTACCCGGGAGCAATATCAGGACTGGAAGACTCGCTTCTACCCCAAGCAGAAAGAACTAATGGAACTGGCCACCAATGGCAAGTTGCTCCAAGACCAACTTGGCCGGGTGGATGGGAACAATGCGAATGCCCTGCGTTCAGCTCAGCAGGCCACGGCTAATCGCAATGCCCGCATGGGGGTTGCTGCCCCCTCACCTGTTAACGACAACAGCCAAGGGCTGCGCTCTGCCTTGATGACAGCAGGCACAGAGAATGGTCTGCGTGAGCAGGAGCAGACTCGCCAGATGGGGATCTTGACCGGTGCTGATGCCGGGCTGCGTGATGCAATTAAAACCGGTGGGGGAATGTAATGGGATACGGGATTTTGGAGATCGGAGCCCAGACGCGCCAGCAGGGAATGGCTGGCCTGCGTGATGCGGCAAGCCGAGAGCAAGAGGTTGAGACGGCAAACAAGAGCCTGAAGTCGGCCCGTAAGACTCAGACGATGAGTTCAATCGGCACAGGTGCTGCAGTTGGTACCATGGTGATGCCGGGGCTGGGCACGGCAATTGGGGCCGGTATCGGTTTTCTGGCTGACAGTCTGTTTTAAGGGGGGTAAGAGATGGGCGTATCAGGGTTGGCAGAGGGGTTTCTTGCCGGGTTCAATACCATGGATCGTTATCAGCGTGGTCAGAAAGACGACGAGCGCATGGATAAGTCAATGAGCCTGCGCGATGCCATGTGGCAGAACGAACAGGATCGACAGAATGTTGCTGATGAGCGTTACCAGGGTGAGAGAGAGTACGGCAAGAGTCGCGACAAGGTAGCGGACGAGCGCTATGACAAGCAGTTTTCACTGACTGAGCGACAAGTTAAGGCTTCTGAAGTGCGGGCGGGAGCAGCAGAACGTCGCGCCAATGCCGGCGAAGCCCGTCAGCAGCAGGAGTATCAATGGCAGAGTGAACAACGTGAGAAACAACTTTTCCAACAGGAGAACTTGCCCATCATCCAGTCAGGCTGGCAGGCGGTGGCCGAAGGTAAAGACCCTGGTCAACAGTTCTGGTCCGTTGTTCGTGACAAGCGGGCAGGCTCCTACAACCCGGAGCGCTATCTACAGCATGACTATGCTGAGGCTGGGAAGACCTTCGTCACCTATGCTGGCAACCTGATGCGCCAGGCACAAGAGGGCAAGCTTGATACCTCTACGCCGGAAGGTCATGCCATGGTTAACGATCCGAAGTTCATTAAAGCTGCCGGTACCCTATATCAGGATGAGGTTAATAAAGGGGTGGGGGATATTGACCCGGATAGCGGCAAGACCATCACCGCTAAACAGCTCAATAACATCATGGTGAGCCCAGATGGACGTGGAGTAGTACTGGGTGTTGAGGTCACCTATGACGATGGCAGCAAGGATGTACGACCGGTCACCAATAATCGCACCTCCTCCCCGGATGATCCTCCTAAGGTGATTCCCATTAATGACTTTTTAAAGCCCGCCTACCAACGAGCAGCCCTTGCCAAGCACATGATCGGCAATGCCGACCAGTTGCGCGTATCACTTGGCCTGGCAGCAGGCCCAGACCAGGCCGGTTACAAGAAGGCCGTGACCAACCTTGAGAGCCAGCATGGGCAAAACCGGGCCAGGATCTCTTCAAGCAACACTGAGGACAAGGATATCCAGATCGAGGCGCTGGATGCCCAGCTTGAGCAGAGCAAGGCGGCCTTGGCAGACACCTATGGCATGACCGGGAAAACCGACGTTCCGAAGCCGGAGGAGCCACTCAGGGCGTGGACGGGCGGTGATCCCGAACGCCTGCAGTTCGTCAAAGAGGCCAATCAGCACGGCAAGCTCAATAGCCTGCTTGAGAGCCCGACCAGAATGAACACTGCTTTTGAAATGTGGCGCCAGCAGGCGGTATCAGAGAAGAAAGCTGAGCAGGCAACGGTGACCGCCACCCGACTGCGTGATACGAAGACGGACGCCTATAAGGCGATGAGCTTGGCTCAGGGCCGCCAGTAGTTGTCTTTACTCACTCCCAGCGTTAGCATCTCCCCATAGTCGGCCAGTCTGTTTATTGGCCTGCACTCCCCCATTCAAGCCCTGAACGGTTCGCCGCTCGGGGCTTTTCTTTTGCCGAAAAGCCGAGGACACCATGGATAAGCCTGGACTGCGTGACGCCCTGCCACAGCCTCAATCATCCGATACCCGTACTGACCCGTTCTGGAGCAACATCGATAGCAACTTGTCTGCAACTTCTGCAGCCCTGGCTCCTACTCCCGCCAAGGCTGCACCTGCTCGCAATCTTGAGGTGGGACTTGGTGATCTTGCCCGTGGCATCGGAGCTGGCGCGTTGGAGCTGGTCGGTGGGATCGGTGAGTTGGCAGGCCAAGCCAGTGAGTTTGGCAAAGAGAATGCGGGCAAGCAGGGGGGCGACTACCTGGAGCAGGCTCGCGCCAACCTGGCAAGCAAGCTTAGCCCAGTGCTGGACTTCGTTGCCGGGGCTGGTGATCTTGCCAAGTCTGGCGCAGAGTCCCTGACCGAAGGGATGAGCTCCGATGCAAAAGAGGCCATGAACCGCCGGCTTGTTGATGAAACGCCGGAGGGCCGTCTGATTATGGGGGACGGTGCGGGTGATATCGATGTTTGGGCCATGAAGATGGCACAAGGGGTCGGTTCTCTGGTGCCGACCCTTTTGGCCGGCGGGGTGACTGGTGTTGCAGCCAAGGTCAGCATTGGGAGGGCGGTGACTGCATCGATGGTCAAGCGTGGTGCCACGCAGCAGGTGGCCGAGGCGGTAGCCGCCAAGACCGTCTCCAGGCTTGCCACAGGCGCCGCCGTCACAACCGGTGCGACCGGTTCTGTAGGCAGTGCCGGTGTGAATACCAAAGAGTCAGTGCTTGGCATGAGTTATGACGAGCTGGCAGCGAGTGACACGTTCCGCCAGGCATTCACTCGTATCGACCAAGATCAGCAAACCCTTCACCTCACTGACGATGAGAAATTGGCACTGGCCAGGGAAGAAACCGCCAATGTGGCCAGTCGCGCGACCATGAGCGATGCCAAGACTTGGGGCGCGGCAGCCATGGGGTCCATGATGGGTGATGCCATGTTGTTCAAAATGCTGGCAGGGAAGATGGTTGCTGGTGGCATGTTAAAAGGAGCCGCCAAGGGCGCACTGGGTGAGGGGATCGGCGAGACCCTTGAAGAGGGTGTTCAGCAATATGCTGTGAACGCATCCCTCAACGAAGTGGCAGCGGCCGACATTGACCCGATGAAAGGGGTTGTCTCAAGTGCGCTGGAAGGTGGCCTTATCGGTATGGGCACGGGTGGTGTTGTCGGTGCTGCTGGCGGCCTGCGCGGTGGTCCTCATGTTAATGAGGGGGCTACCAATCCAACCACTGAGCCTGCCTCTCCAGTGGTTGATGAAGCTACAGGCCCCATGGCGGCAGACAATCCTGCGCCACTTGCCGAACAAGCACAGGAGAACGGGCCTGATCTGGCCACCGCCGTTGATGAGCAGGCAGAGCTTGGGCCAACCAGTGTCGAACAAAATCCACTCGGCCCAAGTAAAAGCCAGTTTGATGAAGTGAGGGATGTACCTGCCTATCTGCGTCAAGACGATACTGCCGAGCGCTTCAAGGGGATGGCTGAGGATACGGAGGTACAACGTGCGCTGGCTGGTGATTTTGGAGAATCGATACAAGAGTTGATTGCCTCCCAGATGGAAGGGGGAGAGCAGGGACCAAGCTTCTACGAGCTGGCTCAGTCTGGCGCACTGGGGGTGGATCCGTTCGCTGGCAACAAAACGGCCTCACAGGTTGCAGCAGAGGGGCACAAACCCAAAGCACTGAGGGCACCAACCGAACAAGAGAGAGAGATAGAGGGGTATCGGCAGACGGCTGAGCAGAAGCAAAAAGATAGCTTGGCTCAACGTGAGGCGTTGCAGAGCGCCACGTTTGAGCCCGGCATTGAGTCGCAACATGCAGCAGAGGCCGCCACACAGGTTCGTGATCAATCGATTGCACGAGCTGGGAGTGAGACAGATTCGATCTTTGGCCCGCTTCAATCCTTACGCATTACACGCAAAGGCAAGCCGTTTGCCAGTAAAAAAGAGGCTCAGCTTGCCAGCCGCAAGGGCAAGGAGACCCCGGTACCGCTAAATGGTGGCGGGTTTGGGGTGGCCGAGATTGCCGAGGTGGAGCATGCAAGTGCCACGAACCTCGACGACACCGTTACTAGCCAGCCACAAGCAGAGGTGAGCAATGAGCCAGTTACCCCAGTACCTGCAATCAGCAGTGAGCGACAAGGTGATCAGCCTGGAGCAGGCCAACAAGCTGCAACGGGTTCTGAACCAACCACTGCCGAACTTGCCGGACGAACTCGAACTGGAGATCCGGCAGAGCTCGCTCCTGATCTACCTGCACCTGATGGATCATCACGAGATGACCCTGCACTGAAAACAGCCCCGGCCACTGATGCCGGGGTTGTTGTTTCTGGGGCTACCATATCGACACCTACGCCGTGGACTGAGGCTATCAATAACCCTGACGGCACCATCACCCTGAAAGGTGATCTGCCCATGATCAAGCGCTGGGCCAAGGATACTGGCGTGAAGGTTATCCCAGGAAAAGGTGGGCTGGTTGTGGCCAAGTCTTCGGCCACCAAGGTGCAAGAGCTTGCCAAGCCTGCCGCCAGTGAGCCGGAGCTACAGCTCGAAGCAGCTCGTGCCGAGGTGGCGCCAGCGCCCACCGATGCGCAGAAAGAGACGGGTAACTACAAGAAGGGGCACCTCACGCTGCAGGGGCTGCATATCGCGCTCGAGAATCCCAAGGGGTCCATCCGCTCCGGCACCGATCAGGCCGGCAAGGCGTGGCAATCGACCATGGCTCACGACTATGGCTATATCAAGCGCACGCTCGGTGCTGACGGTGATCACGTTGATGTGTTTATCGGTGACCAACCAGATAGCGAGACGGTTTTTATAGTGGACCAGGTTGATCCCAAGAGCGGCAAGTTTGACGAGCACAAGGTGATGATGGGCTTTGTTGATGAAGCCGCCGCTCGCGTTGGCTATTTGGCCAACTACGAGAAGGGATGGAAGGGGTTGGGCGCTATCAAAGCCATGCCGGTCGAGGCGTTTAAGCGTTGGCTCAGTGACGGTGATACCACCAAGCCTGCGGTGGCTGGCAAGACCGAGCCACAGAGCAAGATCGCAGATTTTGGCGAGAAGATTGGTGGGGCACGCAAGGATAGCTGGACGGCGTACCGCGACACCGTCGAAGGGGATACCGCTGAGCAGATCAAGGCGCTGCCTCTCTCCAAGGCATGGCCGGCACCAGACTACGACAAGCTGATAGAGTCAGGAGTGGATCGCCATGCCGTTGCCATTGCCAGGGCCGCTCGTGACGCGATCCCTGCCAAGCCTCGGGTCAGCTATAAGGTTGGTAACTGGGCACAGGCCGTGAAGTTGCTGCGTGACCTGTCTCTTGGCCTGATGGATGGCACTGTTGATGCGGATACGGCAAAACGAGTGATGTCCAGCACTAGTCTGCGCAGTGCTCATGCTATTCATCACAGGGCAGATCTCTATGTGGCGGTTGGCCACCAACGAAGTCTGGCCGATCTTTCCCTCAGTCTGGGCAGTTACAGCCTCTATGAGGGGGTGAAGTACAACCCACCCAAGGGTATTTGGACCCTTAGCCGAGAAAGTAAATCGAGTGTCTTTGGCAACTGGCCGAGAACCATTGCATCAGGGGCGAGCAAGGCGGAAGTGATTACTGCGTTCAAGCATCGCTATGACCAATTGACGCAATCAGGCAGTAAACCCAAAGCCATTTCGTTCGCCATCTACAGTCGCCGTAATGGCCAAGATTGGATCGTTGGGAAGAAAGTGGGCCGCAACCACCTGGACCTGACAGAGGCGTTTAATAACGTCAGTGATGCCAGAAAGTATCGGGATGACCACTATGACGAGCTGGTCAGCAAGCTGGAAAAGGCCAAGGAGATCCCACATGAACGCCGTGATATCAACTTGCCTCGAGTGGGTGAAGACATGCGCGGTGGTGCTGACGTCACCCCTGAGCTGTTTGGGGAAGCATTTGGTTTTCGTGGGGTGGAGTTTGGCAACTGGGTGGAGCAGGGGCGTCGTCAGCGGGACTTGAACCATGCCTACGATGCATTGATGGATATGGCGGCGGTACTGGGGATCTCGCCCAAGGCTCTGTCGCTCAATGGTGAGCTGGGGCTGGCGTTCGGCGCTAGGGGCTCTGGTGGGGTTAATCCTGCTGCTGCACATTACGAGCACGGTAAGGTGGTGATCAACCTCACCAAGATGAATGGGGCCGGTTCATTGGGTCATGAGTGGTGGCATGCGCTTGATGGCTACTTTGCCAGAACCCGTGGCCAACCAGGTGACATGATGACCGAGGCACTGGATGTATCTTTGGCGGCTAGGGAGAGCCCATTTATCCATCGTGGTGACGTGCGCAAAGAGATGATCAAGGCGTTTGGTGCTGTTAACCGGGCCATCAAGCAGACTGCGCTCAAGGAGCGGTCTCGCAAGCTCGATGACAAGCGTAGCAAGGCGTATTGGACCACTGACAGAGAGCTAAGCGCCCGGGCGTTCGAGTCGTATCTGATAGCCAAGCTGCAAGATCAGAGTGCTAGTAACGATTACCTGGCCAATATCGTGAGTGAGGCGTCATGGGATGCAGAAGCGGCGCTGGGGATGCGGCTTGATGAGAGTTATCCCTACCCGACCGCCGGGGAGGTTCCTGCCATCCGTGCTGGTTTTGATCAGTTTTTTGACACCATTGAAGAGCGTGAGGAGGGGGCGCACCGGATCCTGTTTTCCAAGCAGGCCATGGCGCAAGGCGACAAGCCAGCTAAGCACCTGACCCAGAAAGAGGCGGAGCTGGTCACCAAGCTATGGTTCAAGCAGTACCAGGGGGCAAGTGGCATTGATGTGCAGATCCATGCCACTCAGGTTGAACTAGAGCAGTCCCTGGGACTGGATGCCAAGGATGGACTGATCCGGCGTGCGGCATTTGATGACAGCTCCAGCACCCTGCATGTGGCCGCTGACACCATCGCCAATCCCCAGAGGATGCGTGAGATCCTGCGTCATGAGGTGCTGGCCCATTATGGATTGGCCACCGTACTGGGCGGTGGTGAATACACCAAGCTGATGAGCCGCCTGATCCAATCCAAGAAAGATCCAAGCATGAAGGAGGTATGGGACTGGATTAATACCCATTATGAAGATGAGGATATTGGCACTCAGGCTGAGGAAGTTGTTGCCCACATCGCCGAGCTTGAGCAGAACGCTTGGCTGCGCGGTTGGGACAAAGTGCTGTCATGGGTGAAACAGGCCCTGCGCGCCGTTGGTTTTGTACCCGAGGGAATTACTGCTGCTGAGACACGCAGCCTAATTGAGGGGCTTGGCAAGAAACTGAAGCGCCCCGATGCCAGTAGCATTGGCGCTGATGGCGATGGGTTGTGGTTCAGTGCTGAACGCTCGCCCTGGCAAGAGGGATTCCCCGAGGTCATTTTGCACGGCCGGTTGGGTGATGCGACCAGCAATCCTGATTATGAGGCTGCCAAAGGTGGCGATGATGCCGCCGCGCGGAGACTGGTTAGCGAGGTGTTATCACCGGATGCAATTAGGCAACTCAAAGCGGTGATTGGCGATAGAGAGGCGATTGCCTTGGGTGTGCATGCTGAGGAGGCGGTGAGTCGTAATGCAATTCCGCAAGCGATGGCTGACCTGCTAGGCAAAGTTCTGGGGATAGAGGTCAGTGTGGATATCGTTCAAGCTGCTAAGGTAGGGCGAACGGCGCAGAATGGGTTTGGTCGGTTGGCCTTACAGCCAGGGTTTGATGGCAAAGTGCGAACAGACAAGCCTTATCTCATTATGGACGATACCCTGACCCAAGGGGGAACCTTGGCTAACCTCAAGGGGTACATTGAGAATCGAGGTGGGGAGGTGCTTGCTGCAACTGCATTGACCGGCAAGCAGTATTCCGCCAAAATTGCCATAGATAGCTCAACCCTTGAGCAATTAAGAGAACAGTATGACGGCACAGGTCTTGAAGCGTGGTGGCAAAACCGATTCAGCTACGGCTTTGACTCCCTCACCGAGTCAGAAGGTAGATACATCCTTCGTGCCCAGGATGCTGACAAAATCAGAGATCGAATCGTTGCGGCAGGATATGCGGCGCCGGCACGAGGCGAACACGAAAGCCCTCGAGACCATGGATCTCTCCCACCTGATGGTCTGAAATTTAGCCAAACCAATACCGTCGCCGATAAGGCGATGGAAAAGCTCAATCTGGGCCCCAAGCCTGACATCATTGATAACACCAAAGCCAACCTTGCCAAGCTGCGATCTGTAGATCGCGGAGTGGTCCAGTCATGGGTTGACCGCTTCATCAAAAAAGCCAATACCGAAGTGCTCGATGCCTTGGCTCCCATCAAGTATGCAGAGCAAGCCGCAGGCATTGCGGACGCAGCCGACTCTGGCTATATCGCTGCACGGATGGCCACCGGTGCAGCCTCCACCATGCAGGCGACCATGCTCTATGGTTTGCCGGAATGGAAAGATGGGGTGATCCAGCGCAAAGCCGGAACCGGGGAGAAGGATGCGTTGCTGGGGATCTTCTCTGACCTGGGGACCGACCTGCACAATTGGCTTGGCTGGATGGCCGGTCACCGGGCTGAAATCCTGCTGAGACAGGGGCGTGAGAACCTGCTTGATGCCAATGACATCGCAGCGCTGAAAGGCGTTGGCAATGGCAAAGAGGCCAAATTTATCGAGGTGAAGTCCCGTTGGAATCGCCTCAATGCAGCGACGCTGGATCTGGCGCAAGAGGCTGGGCTCTTTACCGCGGAGGCGCGGGCCGAGTTCGAGAGCGAATGGTATATCCCCTTCTTCCGAGAGTCGGAGGATGGCGATGTTATCGCCCCCTTCAAGCCGAAGGGGATCGCCAACCAGAACGCCGGTATCAAGAAGCTTAAGGGCGGTGAGGCCAACACCAACGATCTGCTCGAGAACATCTTCACCAGTACCAGTAAACTGATCGATGCCTCCATGAAGAACATGGCAGCACAAAAGATCGTCTGGAACTTGGCGGATACCGGTCTCATCGAGGTGGTGGCCAAGCCAAATATGATGGACTGGCGAGCCCTCAAGAACGGCAAGGACCTGATCACCGTCAAGCTGGAAGGGGAGGATTACATCCTCCGGGTCGAGGATCCTGACCTTTACCGCGCCATGACCTTCTTCGACCGTCAGTCGTTCGGTGCCCTGGTTAATGTAGCAGCCAAGGCCAAGCGCCTGCTGACGGCCGGTGTCACTGCATCTCCCGAGTTCATGCTGCGCAACTTCTTGCGCGACTCACTCTCCAGCTGGGTGATCAGCAAGGATGGCTTCAAGCCAGTGATCGACTCCATCAAGGGGGTGAGGAAAACCCTGGCCATGGATGGCAGCACCATCGATGTGATGTTTAGTGGTGCCAGCTTCCTTGGTGGCTACGTCAACGGCAATGACCCCACCGCCATGGCTGACACGGTGCGCAAGTCGCTGCGTCGCAAAGGGATGACGCCGGAGCAGATCGCCAAGTATGAGAAATCCATCATCCGCAATGCCGCCCACGCCAAAGGCGTGGTGGCTAACGCATGGGAGAAGTACAACAGGCTTGGTGAGGGGCTGGAAAACGCCAACCGTGAGGCGGTCTATGACGCCGCCATCAAGGCAGGCAAGAGCCACGCGCAGGCCGCCTTTGAATCGAAGGACCTGATGGACTTCTCCATGCTGGGTGCTGCTCGTGCCATTCAAGGGGCGGCCATGGTGCTGCCGTTCTTCAATGCCCGCCTTCAGGGGCTGGGCAAGCTGACCCGAGAGCTGCGTGACAACCCGCGCGAGATTGCCAAGCGCGCTGGCATGATCACGGCCATGTCGCTCGGCCTGCTTGCTGCTAATTGGGACGATGAGCGGTACGAGGCACTGCCAGATTGGGACAAAGATACCAACTGGCACTTCTTCATTGGGGATCAGCACTTCCGGATCCCTAAACCGTTCGAGATAGGGGTGATGTTCGGCACAATTCCCGAGCGTATGGTGCGAGCTCTGGGAGACAAAGACACCGGCGCCCAGTTCGGCAAGGCTGTGGCCCGGGCGGTCGGCGATACCTTTGCCCTCAACCCAACTCCCCAACTGGTCAAGCCGATGGTTGAGGCCGCCTTCAACTATGACAGCTTCCGAGGTGGGCCAATCGATGGCCCCCAGGATATGGCTGTGCGTGCCGAGGCCCGTTACAACGAGCAGACCAGCTTGCTGATGCGCGAGCTTGGTGAGCTATCAGGTTTTTCTCCCAAGCAGCTGGAGCACCTGCTCATCGGCTACACCGGCACCTTGGGTAGTTACGTGATGGCTGCTGCAGACGGGTTGATCCGGGCTAGCCGCCCTGGTGAGTCAGCCAGTTGGCGCGGCGATGAGATCCCTTTGGTGAAGGCTGTGTACCGCGGTACTGGGCCAGCCAAGTCAACCCAGCACATGGAAGAGTTCTACCGGATGCTCAACGAGGTGAACCAACTCAAGCGCACAGTGGATCAGTACCGCAAGGAAGGAATGAGTGAGAAGGCCAACGAATTGTTGGAAGAGCAAGGTGGGCTCTTGAAGACCCGACGTAGCTTGAGCCGAACCCAGCAGCAAGTTCGGGTTGTGCGCAACAAGATAGAGCTGCTCCAGCGTGACAAGACTCTGGCGGCTGCTGAAAAGCGTCTGCGCATCGATGCGCTGCTCTCGCGCCGTAATGATCTAGTGTACCAAGCGGTAAACAAGAATCGGAAAAATTGGGAGTAGAGGAGGCGGCCGTCACTGCGCTCGCCTGATGGGGGTGTCAGGTGGGGTTTTGCTCTTCCAGCCAGAGCGCGTAGAGGATGTCAGCAAACCACTCTTCGGGCAAAACGCTCAATACAAGGTCAACCATTGCATCAGCCAGTTTTTCGTTATCTCTCTCAATTTCGTAGTCGTTGAGTGAAAGGTACTCCAGGCATACCGCAAGCCCAGTGCGCTTGTTGGCATCAGAAAAAGCATGAGCGGTGCCGATGGCCATGGCGTACTTTGCTGCGATAAGAAACACATCATTCAGCCCACTATAAGCGATTGCGTTGTCAATGCGCCCCAGAGCGCCTTCCAATAACTCGATGCTGGCTGGTCCTTGGTGACCAGGTGAAGTACCCAGTATGTAGTGATTGATCTCCAGCACCCGCGCCGGAGGGAACTGGATGATGTTCATTACATATCAGCCAGACGAGTGAAGGTTTTTTCGTGAGTTTTCAGCGTTAGTTTGGTTTCAGACTTGATGATCTGACGACCCTCTTCACCGTTCAGGCTCAGGTTCTTTTCAGCCTTGATCTGTGGTCGGTTCTGTACCTGGGGCAACCCATACTTGTTGCTGATGTTGTTGTCTTTCATGTTCTTCTTTGCCTCTTGGTATTGCACAGTGAGACTTTACCATAAATGGTAAATCGACATCCCGTGGAATGTCCAATCCAGTTGCGCGGCCCTGGTTGAGCTGTATTCACGGGGATAGGGTGGAGGTTTTGAGGACTCGACCATGTGGATACTGCTTGCGCTCGGATGTATGGTGCTGGCGCTCAAGACATTTAGTTTCAGCTTCACGTTGGCATTGATCCCGTTCGCCTTGGGGTGTTGGTGTTTCAGCAGATCCGATAGGGAGAGCCTGGATAACTTTATGGCCTTTGGTTTCATGCTGATCCTGATAGGCTTTGTTGTGCTAATTGTCATTAGTTTCTGGTGATACTTTGGTCACGGTTTAGACAAAGATAGGCGGCGAATGAGGAGGGGGTGGTTAATTTTAATACAATGCAGAAGTGAATGGTGATAGGGTCCCAATTGCACTGTATATTCATACAGTACCTCACGGTCGAGAGATTGAGAGGAGACCTGGGGGACCACAGGATGGAATTAATACTGGCGGAGCTTGAAGTGTACTTGGAGGAAGTAGATCTGACACTGCAGGAGCGGGATACAATCGCGCGCATTCTTGAAAGGCTTCGTGATGAAGTCACTGCGTTGTAA